TCATTCAAAGTCAGTAGCTTCGTGCGGCCCGGTTTTAGCTTCATCACCGTCAGCCGCGAAGCGGATGTCGATACCCCTGTCGATGTCCTCCCGCAACCTGACCAGCTCCCCGTTCGCGCCCACCGCCCGGTCGATCGCGGCCACGACGTGAAGCGTCGGCAGTTGCTCGCCGCGCTCGGCTCTCCCCAGGTAGGTGCTGTCGTACTGCACCTGGGGGGCCAGCTTCGCCAGAGACCGACCGGCTTGCCGGCTCACCGTGACTCGGGGATCGAGATCGTCGATGGCGAGGAGGCGGCTGCGCTGGCTCGCCACCAGACACAAGCGGTACTTGAGGTTCTGTCATGGATTGCCGGGCAGCGGCGTCGGCAGGACAGCTCGACCGCGTCGGCGATGAGTTGACGGCGCGTGTTTCCCTTCGCAGGCATAGTCCCTCGCAGGGTTCGAACCTGCGACCAGGAGTGGGTCGGTGCTTTCTGGTGACGCATACGTCTGACCTGGGCTTTTATCGTGTATCTCGAGGGCGTGACGTGACCTCGGGCGTCACCCGTATGCGCCGCAGGCAGTGTCACTCACGTGTGCGGAGCTGTACTGACCTGCGGATTCACGCGTCGCAGGCTGGTGCCCCCGGCAGGATTCGAACCTGCGACACCCGCTTTAGGAGAAGACGTAAAGCGATCATGAGGCTTGACCGGTCTCGACTAGGCTCAAACAGCCTGGTCAAGGCGCGCGAAGACCCTCGAATGCCAGCCTCACCAAGCGTCGCCCAGGATCCCCAAGGGGGTTTCGTGGACTCCGTGTGGACTCGGCCCGTCACACGGCCCGCAACATTCGAACACCCGGCTCCCGCCCAGGTGCCATGAGCGCCAGCACCTGAGCCGCCACATCCTCCGGCGAGTGCTGGTAGATCCACGTGACCTTCGAGCCACGATCGTGCCCCATGACCGTCTGTACCTCCTTCTCCGGCACCCCCAAGTCCTTCAACCACGTGGCGAAGACATGCCGCAGATCATGAACCCGAGGCCACCACTCCGTCCGTTTGGTCTCGGGGTTCACCACCTTCCGTGCCAGGCCAGCGTCTTGAATCGCTGGTACCCACGTGCGGCGGAAGTTGTGCCGCGTCAGCACGCCGCCCTGCGGCCCGCGGAAGACGAGTTCCTCGGGGACGAGATCGTAGGGATCTGAGATGGGGCTCGCCGTCTCCCGAGGCCGCCATCGGTCCACCATCACGCGAACGGCGTCCGCCGCCTCCGGAGTCAGCGGAACGGTGCGGAAGCCGGCCCCGCTCTTCGGCGCAGGCTTCCGAAACAGCCGCCCGTTGTCCTCACTGAGCACTTCCTTCACCTTGAGGTGCTGAGCCTCGAGGTCGATGCTTTCCCAACGGAGCCCGGTCGCCTCCCCCCACCGAAGACCCGTCTGCTCCAGGAACACGAGCATCGGCCGGTAGTACGCGGGTGTGTGCTGGCGGATGAGCGCGCACTGCTCGCGAGTGGGCGGCCGCAACTCGTCGGCGTGCTTCTTCGGTGTGGCCTCAAGCTCAAGCTCGGCGGCCGGGTTGAAGGGAATGCGCTGCCCGTCGCGGACGGCGTCGCGGAGCATGCCGCGTAGCAGCTCCAGCACCTTCTTGCGGGTGTGGTGCCCTGGCACGCCGTTCGTGAGCCAGTGCTGCAACTCCATGTACTCCAGGTCGCACAGCCGCCACTTGCCCCACTTGGGCTCGATGTGGGTGGACCAGTTGGACAGCTTCCTGTTCCGCGTTGTCACAGCCTTCTTCGGCTGCGCCGGCCACCACAGGTCCCACCAGGCGGCGAGAGTGATCTCACCGCGTTTCGGGTCGTTGTACGTACGCCGGCGGACGCGGGTCCGGACGTCGTCGAGGAAGTCCTCTGCCTCCTTCTTCCTCGGGAAGTTCTTGGAGCACTGCTTCCCGGACGGGTCGCGGTAGCGGGCCTGCCAACTGCCGATGCAGTCGCGCCTGCGCCTGCGCTCACCGTGCTTCTCGGGCGGGTACTTCTCCATGCAGAGCATGCAGCCGCAGGACTTCGTTCTGATCTGTCTGGGGTTGTTCGTGGGCCTAGGCGCCACGAGTCACCACCTCCGTCGAGCGTCGCTGGTTGGGAACACGGGGCTCGTCCGTGGAGACCGCCACGGGCTGCCCGCACCAGCAGACTGCACCGAAGGTGGGTTGCTCGACACCGAGTTCTGCGAGAACGCCGCGTACGGCGCGTAGGGTGCGCTCAGCGTCGAGGAGCGCCGGGACGGTGATCGTTCGCGTCTCTGGGACCCAGGGCGCGGTTACGAGGGCGGAACGTAGGACGCGGACGCACATCTATCCCCCAGGGCAGGCGGACTCACTGTGGCCGGAGGGGGAGGACTCCGGGGACGTGGGGTCGAAGGTAACCCGCGCAGGCGGTCGCTGTAGATAGTTGCGCCGATACTTTCTGCTCAGTAACTTCCGCGATTGTCTACAGAGAGTGACATCACACCTCCGTTTAGACTCCCTGCGCCCCAGAACGGTTGTGCTGTACCAGTGCTTCCATCTCGAGCACCTTCGCCTCTTGCTGCTCGGCGGTCAGCTCGCGGTACAGGAAGAGGATGCGCTCTTCGGCGTCTTTGGAGAGCGGGCCCGGCGTACGGCGGCCGGCGGCCTTGAACACCCGGTCCTCCGGGATGCCGTACTCCGACGCGAGCCCCCGGAGCTTCTCGCGGTTGGGCCCTCTTCCTGTTCCGCGCTTCCGGTGTACCCAGGCGTTGACGGTGGCGGGGGCAACGCCGATGCGGCGGGCGATGGCGCTCTCGTTGTCGCCCGTCGCCTGCTTGATCCACTGGATCAGATCCGCGAGATCCTCGCTGTGCTCCCGGCCGCTCGTCACAGTGCCAGACTGCCCGCACTGTTCTACTTTTCGCAAGTGAAAGTAGAAGGCGCGGCGCAATCTGACCCACGCTAGAACGTGTGTTCGCATTCCGCAACCCCGCCCGAGACTGGGGATTACTTGGCGACACTCCCTTGCGCTGGTCGCTACTCACACTGTAGAAATGTGTCAGCGCGCCAGTCGGGCCGCACCATCACCAACCGGCACGAGGTCAACATGCACAAACTCCTCCGCAAGGGCTCGGGTCAGCCACTGCGCGACGCCATGACGGCGGCGGGAGTGACCGGACCTCAACTCGCGGAGGCCACGCGACGAGTCGACACCGCCGGGCGCGGAATCAGCCCGGCGACGGTCGGCAAGCTGACCGGCGTCGGAAAGACCGCTACGGACTCCTGCCGGCTGCGCACGGCCTGGCTCATCGCCGAGGCCCTGGATCAGCCGCTCCACAGGCTCTTTTTTTTGCCCTCAGTTTCAACAGACACAGTTGAAAGGTCAAACCCCATGGCCAGGAAGACGCTCGCCGAGCGCCGCAAGGCCCTCCCGAACGGTCTGCAGCCGCTGCTCAAGCAGGCGGAGTTGGAGGCGTACTACGGCGTCTCGAACTGGACGGTCGACCAGTGGGTCAAGCGCGGGTGCCCCGTCGAGGACACCCCGTTCCGCGGGCGCCGCTTCGACCTCGACCGCGTGAAGCAGTGGATCGCCCAGGACCAGCAGTCCGCCGCGGACAACGCGGCCAGCGCCTGAAGGTCCCCGCCCCCACCAAGCCGACGGGGCCGCCGGCTGGACCCGACGACCCCCACGGATCAGCACCTCCCCACCTGAGAAAGCGAGGCTCCCCGTGAGCACTCAGACTACCGAGCGGGCCGTACAGCCGCTCACCCCCAGCGCCCAGCTCGGGCCCGCGTTGGCGCTCGTCGAGCTGCTGAAGCAGTTCCCGGGACTGCCGGCCGCCGAGTGGTGTGTCGACCAGTACACCGGCGAGTTGAGCGGCCACCTGTACCGCTCCACCTTCGACAAGCTCACCGCCTTCGCCGAGGTGTTGGGCGGAGAGATCGCGCCCGGCCGCGACTACGAGTTCCGCGGCGAGATGCTCCGGCCGCACCGGCTCCGGTCGGTCTGGCAGGACGTGCGCGTCGTCATCACCGCCACGATGCCCGCGCCGGTGGCGAAGGCGGTCGCGGCGTGAACGCCCCGACGCGCGCGGTGTCCGCGCTGGCGGACGTGATCCTGCGGGCGCAGGAGAACGGCCGGCGGACGCCGATGGGGATCGCGTTCGCGATCGACGCGGCGCGGATGGTGATGTCGCCGGAGACGGCGGCCGATCTGGACCGGCTGCGGAGGCTGGAGGCGACCGCCTCCAGTGACCTCACGCGTGAGCTTCGGGTCGCGTTGACCGAGTGCCTCGGCGACGCGAAGCCCGCGACAGGCGCGCTGCTCGTGCAGCTCGGCGGGTCGGTCCGGAACCGGCTTGCGCACGACCGCTCCACGCAGCGCGAGGACTGGTACTGCATGAACCTCGCCGCCTTCATGGGTGAGCGGATGGGTCCGGTGCTTCGGCGACTGCTGGACGCAGAGATCGAATGTGCGCGGCTGCGGGGCCGGGTGGCGGAGCTGGAGCAGGTCGAGGCCGCGCTCCGGGCGCTGCTGCCGACCGAGCCGTGCCCGCAGGAGGGCACGCCGGTCGAGCTGGCGCAGGAGCGGGCGTGGCACGCGGTGTGGGAGCTGGTCGCCGAGCACCTCGGCGTGACGCTGCCGTACTCGCCGACGACCGAGGCCGGGAAGGTCACCCGCGGCGACGCGGGCGGGATCACCCAGGCCAACGCGGCGCCCACGGTCGAGGTGTTCCGCGCCGAGTACGAGCACGAGATCACCCCGATGGAGAGCTACACCACCCGCGCCGTCGCCCGCGAGCACTGCGAGACCGAGGCCCGAGAGGTGGAGCCCCGCCCGTGCGAAGTGTTCGAGCTGGAGTGGCGGCCCGACCCGGATGACGAGCGGACCGAGGAACTGTGGGTCGTCGGCACCACCCCGGGCGACGAGGAGCGCACCGGATACAGCGTCACCGCCGTCGCCATCGCCACCGAGTACGACCGGGAGGCCGACCGGTGAGCGCCGCCGAAGACCGCGCGCCCGCCGCGGACTTGCCCGCCATCCGCGTCGCCTGCCCCCTCTGCGGGTCCCCCGCCGGCGCGCCGTGCACCTCGCACGGCGGCACCCGCGAGCGCCGTCACGACGTCCACCGCGCGCGCACTGCCGCATGGACCGCGCAACAGAGCGGCGGTGACCGCTCGTGAACTGGATCGTCGTCATCTTCGTCGGTGTGGCTGTCGTCGGCCTGGCCCTCGTCTGGTACGCGGGGCTCGACGACGGCGGCCAGCACCGCCAGCCGCGCCGCCGGTTCTTCCGCCAGGGCGGTGGACGGCTGTGAAGGACATGAACGCCAACTTCGGCGACTGGCTACGCCGCGCGCGTCGTGATGCCGGCCTCAGCCAGAAGCAACTCTGCCACGCGCTGATCCCCGCGGGGCTGCGCCTCATGCAGTCCCAGATCACCAAGACCGAGCGCGGCGAGCGCCCCGTGAAGCTCAACGAGGCCGTGGCCATGGCGCAGATGTTCGGGACCACGCTCGACGTAGCACTCGGTCTACAGCCAGGCCCGAGCGGTATCGCCGCTGAAGAGGCTGAGCGGCGTGCGGTCCTGCTGAAGCAAGCCGCCCGTCGCACTGCGCTCTTGAACCAGCTTCGCGACCAGATCGATGCCGAGCTGGGCGGTGATGCCGGATGACGATCGCCGCGCAGGCCGGGGCTTCGGCCCCGGCCGCCGGCCGGAGGGTCACCCCCACCGGCCGCCTCATCCTCCCCGCCGACGCCGACCGCGCGGACTGGCTCGCCGCCCGCCGCCACGGCATCGGTTCTTCCGACGTTCCCGCGATCCTCGGCGTGGTCAAGGAGCGCACCCCGCTGCACGTCTACCTCGACAAGCGCGGCGAGTTGGACGACGACGCCGGAGAGCCCGCGTTCTGGGGCAACCAGCACGAGGAGACCGTCGCCCGCGTCTGGGCGATGCGGAACCGCTCGGTGATCCGCCGTATCGGCCTCGTCGCGCATGCCGACCGGCCGCACTGGATGACGACGCTCGACCGGCGGGTGACCGAGTGCCCGCTCGCCGAGGACCGCCGCCCGTGCGCGCTGGAGGTCAAGACCCGCAGCGCGTTCAAGGCGGCGCAGTGGCACGCCGGGCCTCCGGACGACGTCCTCGCGCAGATGCTCTGGCAGATCGTCGTCAACGGCTACGAGCACATGCACTACGCCGTGCTCATCGGCGGCAACGAGTACCACCAGGGCACCGTGCGGGCCGACCAGCACGGCGAGGTGATGGCGGACATCACCACGGCCGTTGACCGGTTCTGGGCCGAGCACGTCCAGGCCGAGGTGCCGCCGCCGGCCACCGGCGACGGCGAAGTCCTCGCCAAGCTGTACCGCCGACTGCACCCCGAGCGCTCCGGCACGGTCGACGTCGACCGCCACGAGGACGCCCTCGACGCCCTCGACGACTACGAGCGCGAGCGGCTGGCCGAGTCCGCCGCGAAGAAGCGCAAGAACGCCGCCAAGGCCCGGATGCTCGCCGCCCTCGGCGGCGCCCAGTCCGCGCTCGTCGGCGGCAAGCGCGCCTACTCCATCGAACCGACCGCCGGACGCCCCGCGGTCGACCTGGAGCAGCTCGCCGAGCGCTGGCCCGACGCCTACGAAGCGGTCGTGAGCTGCGCGCCGGGCGAGCGCCTCGACATCTCCAACGACTTCCGCCACACCAAGGGGGACGCCTGACATGGGCCTGCGAGAGAACGCCGCAGCCGCCGCCGGCCGCCAACTCGACGACCAGCACGACCGGCCGGCCGACGCCGACAGCCCGCCGCTGCCCGACCCGATGGCCGACTACGAGCCCGGCGACGACGACCCCGAGATGGTGCCCGTGCACCTCGCGTGGCTGCGCGTGCGCCGCGAGATCCGCGCCATCGGCAAGGACTCGGAGTACGACGACCACCGCAACACCCGGTACAACTACCGCGCCGCGGACACCGTCGTGCAGTACTTCGGCCCGGTCACCCTCAAGCACGGCGTGAACGTCATCCCGGTCAGGACCGACACGTCGTACAGCACGAAGAACACCAAGAGCGGCAGCACCATGCGCGAGTGCTCCGTGACCGTCACCTGGCACATCATGGGCCCGACGGGCGATGTCATCGAGGCCCAGACCGCCGGCGAGGCCCTGGACACCTCCGACAAGGCCACGACGAAGGCGCAGACCGTCGCACTGCGCAACCTCCTCCTCAACGGCGGCCTCATCCCCACCGGCGAGCGGGACCCCGACGCCGACCGCATCGAGCGCGGTGTCGAGGCCCCGGCCCGCACGCCGGAGTCGTACCGCGACGAGATCCTCGAACGCGGCACCTCGCCCGGGCGGTTGCAGCAGATCAGCTACGAGCTGGCCAACCTGCGCATGCTCGGCCGGAAGGTGCAGAACGAGGTCGGCGAGCCGGAGACGCTCGACGACCTCGGCCGCCGCATCTACGCCGAGCGCACCGGCGGCGGTGACGCCTGATGTGGCACGCCGACCGTCTCGCCGGTTTCGACCTGGAGACCACCGCCCCGGACCCCGAGACCGCGCGCATCGTCTCCGCCTGCGTCATCCAGTGCGGCGGCGGCCAGCCCACCGCATCCGCCGTGTGGCTGTCCGACGTCGACGGCGAGACCATCCCCCGCGAGGCCGAGAAGATCCACGGCATCACCACCGGCATCGCCCACACCCAAGGCCAGCCGCTCGCCGAGGTCGTGCAGGAGATCCTCGCCGCCCTGACGCAGGTCACCCTCTCCGGCATCCCCGTCGTGGCCATGAACGCCCGCTACGACTTCACCGTCCTCGACCGCGAGGCCCGCCGCTTCGGGCACCCGCCGCTCACGGACACCGCCGGCGGCATGGCCGTCGTCGACCCGTTCGTCCTCGACAAGCACGTCGACACCTACCGCCGCGGCTCCCGCAAGCTGACCGCCCTCTGCGCCCACTACGACGTGCCCATCGGTGACGCGCACTCCGCGGACGCCGACGCCATCGCCGCGTGCCGCGTCGCCTGGCGGATCGGCAAGCGGAACCCGCGGCTGGCCGCGATGACGCCCGAGGAGCTGCACACGGCGCAGGTGGGATGGGCCGCGGAGCAAGCGGCCTCGCTTCAGGAGCACTTCCGCAAGAAGGACCCGGCCGCGGTCGTGGAGCCCGCGTGGCCGCTCGTGCCCGCCGCGGGGGTGGGCACGCCGTGACCGCGTTCACCGGTACTGCGCTCGCCGCCGTCTTCGCCGTCGTGGTGTGGGCCCTCGCCGCCCGCCTCGACAAGGCCATCGGCCGCCGCGGCACCGTCCCGGTCCCCCGTACGCCTGCTGCCGCGGACGACACGTACGCGGCCCGCGGCAGCAGCGCCCCCGCCCCGCCCGCACCGGCGCCGCTGATCAACCCGAACGCGCTGGTACGGCTGCGAGCCGAGGCCGACCCTGACCCGCTGGCCACGTGCCGCGCGATCTGGGACACCGAGGCCCCCGGGGGCGGTCGTGGCTGACGCGCTCCCGCTGCCCGCTCAGGTCCCCGCCCCGGCCTCCCGGCCGGGCGCGGGGCCCGCGGCCCCGTACGTCATCGCGCTGCCCGCAGGGCTGGAGCTGATCAACTCCAACGAGAGCCAGCACCGCGCGCGCCGCGCCCGCATCGTCAAGAAGATCCGCGGCGCCGCGATGGAGGCCGTCAGCGAGTGCCCGGCGCTCATGGACGCCCTCGCCGCCGCCAAGCCCGGCCCGCTGTTCCAGCGCGCGCACATCCTCGGCATCCTCCACCCGCCCAAGGCCGGCCGCCGTGACCCAGCGAACTGGTACCCCAGCTTCAAGGCCGCCGTGGACGGCATCGTCGACGCCGGCCTCCTGGACGACGACGACCACACGCGGGTCGTCGGCCCGGACATGCGCCTCGGCCGGAAGGTGGCGCGCGGGCAGCTCGTCCTCGTCGTCCGCGGCCTGGCCCCCGGCGACGACCCGCTCGGCACTACGGCGGTGGCCCGGTGATGCCCCGCATCGGTTCCCTCTGCACCGGCTACGGCGGACTCGACATGGCCGTCACGGACATGTTCGGCGGCGAACTCGCCTGGGCGTCCGACATCGACCCCGCGGCCTGCCAGATCATCGCCCACCGCATGCCCGGCGTGGCGAACATCGGCGACCTCACCGCCGCCAACTGGGCCGCAGTCGAGCCCGTCGACGTCGTCACCGGGGGCTATCCGTGCCAGCCGTTCTCTATCGCCGGCAAGAGGAAGGGGACCGCGGATGAGCGGCACCTCTGGCCCTACATCGCCCGTGCCCTTGGGGTTCTACGACCCCGAGTCGCGTTCTTTGAGAACGTCGCGAATCACCTTCGAATCGGGTTCGACACCGTCCTCGCCGACCTTGCCGCCCTCGGGTTCGATGCGGAGTGGTGTGTTGTACGCGCGGACGAGGTCCGCGCTCCCCACCGACGTGAACGGCTCTTCGTCTACGCCACACGACGAGGCGCCGGCGCCTCTGCTGCCTACCCCCTCCGCGAGCGCCCACGACGACGGGAAGGACCCGGCGACCTGGAGGGCGCGGCGGGAGCGGATGCGGGCGGCGCATGGCTGCGGGATCGGCACCCCGCCGCTGCCGGTGCTGGTCACTCTGCTGCCGACGCCAACGGCCACGGACGCGAAGTCGTCGAGCGGAGCGAACCCGGCATGGGGCCACGGCGAGACGCTGGCGGACGCAGCCCGCAGCGTTGGGGCCGGTTCTCCCCGGCGGTCGCGCGGTGGGAGGCGATCACGGGCCGTCGTGCCCCTGGGGCAACTGACCATCGAGGCCGACTGAGCCCCGCGTTCGTGGAATGGATGATGGGCCTGCCCGCCGGCTGGGTCACCGACGTCCCGGGGCTCAGCCGCGCGGCCATGCTCCGCGTCCTCGGCGCTGGCGCCGTGCCCGCGCAGGGCGCCGCCGCGTGCCGCATCCTCCACGCCCGCGCCGTCGAGGCGGGGAGCTGACGTGCCCGCCCGCGGCCGTCGGCACCGCCGCGCTGCCCCCGCCCCGAGGCCCGCCGGGCAGCCTCTCGTCCTCGACTGGCGCGGCCTGGAGCACTGGTCATGGACGGACCGGCCCTGCCGGTACTGCGGCTTCGACACCCCCCTCCGCGACAGCAAGGGCAAGCCCGCGCACAAGGTCTGCGCCGAATTCGCCGTGCAGAAACAGGCCGCCGAGGCGGCCGAAGCCTATGGGAAAGAGCGACTCCATTGAGCACCCGCCCGTACACCACCGCCGACCTCCGCGCCGAGGCCGCCGGCCAGCACGCGACCGCCACCGCGGACCCCGACTTCATGGGCATCGGTGAGCAGATGCTCGGCGCCCTCATCCCGTCCACCGTCACCGACCCCGACGCCTCGGCCACCAGCCGCGACGGCGGACGTACCTGGGACATGCTCGCCCGCGACGACTTCGAGGCCGCGCTGTCCACCGAGCAGCGCCGCGGCCTGTTCGAGCAGCCGGGCCGCGTCGTCGTCGCCATCGTCGAACTGACCTCGAAGCAGTACACCGGCCACGCCGACGGCGAGGAAAAGGCCCCCGAGGTCAAGCTCCGCGTCACCGGCTGCGAGGTCGGCCGCAGCGACGACGAGGCCGCCTCCCTGCTGGACGCCAAGCGCGCCATGTGGCGCGCCCGCCGCATGGACGGCACCCTCGACGAGATCGGCCAGGGCACGCGTGACGCCGAAGCCGTCCTCGACGGCGCGTTCGGCGGCTACCCGACCGAGGCCGAGTACAAGAAGCACGCGCGCGAGCAGGAGGAGCGGCGCCGGGCGGAGTTCGTCCGTTGACGACCCGCCAGGCCGGAGACGGGGCGCGCCGCGGCACCTGCGGCTGCGGCGCGCCCCTGCTCCGGCAGCTCGTCGGCCGCGTCGCCGCGCTGTCGGTCGTGGCCGACGCCCGGCCGCTGCCGCTCGCCCGCGCCCTGGCCGCCGTCGAGCCGAACCGTCTCGCCTGGTGCCTGATCAATGGAGAGCACGTGGAGCCCCGGCTGCGCTGGATCAACCGCGGGACGCACCCTGCTACGTGCCCGCACGCGCACGTGCTTGACCACCGCTGCAACGGACCCCCGCGCGGTCGCCGCCCGTGAGCCCGCACCCCATCGGACAGAGAACGAGGTCCCGTGAGCAGCAGCCCCCGCCAGCAGACCGTCCGCAACGCCTGGATCAACCTGATCCGGGACGAGGCGTTGCGGGCGCGTCGGCCCGAGGTGTGCAAGGCCGCCGGCGTCGGGGTCTGGATCGCGACGTATGCCGACGCCGACGGGTCGAATGCGTTTCCGTCTGCTGAGACGCTCTCCAAGATCGTCGGGTGCACGGACGAGACGGTCACCCGCTGCGTACGGCTCCTGATCGCCGTGGGGCTCCTCCAGCGCAAGCGCCGCCCGAACCAGTCCGCCGTGTACCAGCTCGTCATGCCGTTCGAGCGGCCGGATTGGGACGCGCACATGCACGTCTGGGGGGAGTCTCGCCAGGCGCGCGCTCGACGTCTGCAGAAAGAGCGCGAGATGGCCGAGTTCCTCGCGGAGCGGCAGCCCCGGAACCCGTCCGCGGACGGTAACCGGAACCCGTCCGCGGACGGGGGTCAGGATCCCTCGGAACCCGTCCCCGGCGGGGGTCCGGAACCCGTCCGCGGCGGGAAACCAACCCCACCCGGAACCCGTCCGCGGACGCCCCCGGAGCCCGTCCCCGGACGGGTTCCGGACACCGTCCCCGGCGGGGGGGACCAGTACCCCCTACCTAAAGGTAGGGACCCACAACTTGACCACGACGTGCCTGGCTTCCCAACGCAACCAGACTCCCGCGCGGGCGCGCGCGAGGCGAACGACGATCCCCCCGGCCAACACGAGCCGCCTGCCGCGGCCCCCGCCGCCGTCGCCCGCTGCGCCGCATGCGGCCACCCGCTGCTCCCCGACCCCCGCCGCCCCGGCCGCGACCGACACACCCACTGCACCGCCCAGGCCGCAGGAGGCGACGCCGCATGACCGCGTACGAGCAGCTCCTCGCCGAGACCGTCCCCGACGGCACGTTCGGCGGCCCCCGACCCCAAACGCCCGAGCCCCCGAAGCCCCCGGTCCACGTCGAGCCCACCAGCCCCGAAGACCAAGCCCGACACCGCGCCGAACTCGCCGCCGCCATCGCCACACACCGAGTCGGCCAGCCCAAGCCCCAGCCCCGCCGCCACCTCCGCGCACTCCCCAACGCCGCATGAAGGAGCAACCCATGCACGGCCTCGACCGCGCGCACCCGGTTCCCGCCGGCCCCGCGTATACGCACCCCGACGTGATCACCGACGAGCCCGACCCGGGACCGACCGGACCCGATGCCGCGGCGTGGGCCGCCGGTCTCCTCCTGGACGCCGGGAAGCACGTGCACCTCGCCGCGTCCGGGCAGTCCGTGTGCCTCTCCGGCGCCTGCGGGTTCGTGGGGGTGCCGCAGTGAGCGGGGAGGGCCGCGCGCCCCGCGACACCGACGCGCCCGCAAAGCCCTTCTCGCCGTCCGCGGCCGGGCTCGCCGCCGGCGCCAGCGCAGTGCCCGGCTTCATTGCCGGCATGAAGCGCGGCCAGCGCGTCATCGAGGCGGCCGGGCTGTGGCGCCAGCTCGTCTCCTACCAGCCTGGGGTCGCCGCCGCCCTCGTCGCGCAGATCAGCGCCCTGCCGCAGGACTGGCCGCTCCGGCTGTTCCACGTCGGCCGGCAGGACGCCGCTGTTGCGCTGCCGCCCGACGAGGAGCCCGAGGAGACCGCGCTGCTGATCGACGTCGCCCCGGTGAACGAGTTCGAGGCCGTCGCCCGGTGCCGGGCGTGCTCGTCACAGGACGTCGGGGACTGCCGGTGGCACCGCGGGTACGCGGCCGGGAGCATGGCGCTGTACCGGGCGGTCGTGGAGGCGCTGAAGGCGCAGCCGCGGCTGACGGATGCGGCGCTGCTGGAGTGGTTGGACGTGGCCGCGACGACGGTGGGTCTCGGCGAGCCGGTGCCGGAGCCGCCCGCGTCGGCCGAGGCCGCGGACCGCGGTGAGCCCGCGCCGCCGCTGGCCCCGGCCCGCGCGGAGGCCCACCCGCCGCGTACCGAGTGGCTGCCGGAGACGCGCACCGAGCCCCGCGGCGCCTGGTACCGCGCGACGTACCCGCGCCCGACCCGGGAGGCGGCAGAGGCGTACATCGCCTACGAGCGCGCAGCGCGCATCGAACCCGGCAGAGCGGAATACCGGGTCGTAGAGGCGACCACGACGTACCGCGTCGCCGATCCCGCTCCGCAGCAGCCTGCGGCAGAGCCGCCCTACCTACCGTCGGTCACTTGGGTCGTGCAGACGCACCTCCGCGGCACGTGGAAAGTGTGGAGCAGCGAGGACGACGACCGAGACGCGGTGCGCGAGGACTTCGAGCGGAGCGTGGCGCACGACGGCGGCAGGCACGGCTATCGGATCGTGCGGTCGACCACGACGTACGCGGTCGAGGCCGAGCACACCCCAGCGCCGGACGAGGCGGGCCGGATCGTGGCGTACCGGTCCGCGGCCGAGTCGGCGCTCCGGTGCCTCCGCCACGCTCCGACTCAGGACGCCATCGACCGCGGCTTCTTCCACCCGGTCACGGCCGACGACCTCCCGGACGGCGGCACCTGCACCTGCCACGTGCAGCCGGGGGAGCCCTGCGGCGTGAACGTGCTGATCCCCCAGGACGGTGCGCGGTGAGCGCCCGGCGCCGCATGGTGTGCGGCAACGACCCCACCGTCCAGCTCTCGGCCGGCGACCGCGAGGCCGTCGACGACTTCACGGCGTGGCTCAAGGCCCGGCAGGACGGCACCCTCGACGAGCAGATGCACGCCGCGGCCGACAAGCTGCGCCCTTCCTCGCCCGCCGTCGCTGCGCACACCGTCGCCGTACGGATCAGCCCGGCCGCGGCGGACGCCGTCGCCGATCTCCTCGACTGGTGCGCCCGCGCGCCCGCCGGCGGCGTCGCGATTCCGTACGAGGCGCACGTCCTCGCCCGTCGTCTCCTCGAAGTGCCAGCCGCGGGTGAGCAGAAGTGACCGATCACCTTGAGGGCCTACTCGCCCGGAGGCCCAAGCACCATTCTGGCCTGCCCGACAAAGAGGCTTCGGGCCTCCTCCAACACGCCAGATGCCTCCGCGAACTTGATGACGCGCGTGTCACTGCTGAGCATCGGCACCCGTTCGGTGTTGGCCCTCGCCACCGCCGCGTCGTAGATCCTCTGGGCGAGATTCGCAATGTCTTCCGTGCCCGTGATCGCGACGGTTGTCACCGCTCGCTGGAGCGCCCGCAGTGCCCTATTTTCCTCTCGCCACAGGTCTCGGATCTCGCTCTCTCCGTGCTCTCGGGGATCAATGCGGATGCGCATGATGGGTTCGAGGGCCTGACCCGCTTCCTCCAGCCGGTCGAGCACCGCGGCATATGCCACTTGACGTTCTTCGCGCAGGCGGTGCCGGACGTCCACGGCTTCCTGATCTCGCACCTGTCTCTGAGACGCGCGGCTCTGCAGCCACGTCGTGCCGAGCGACGCGAACAGCGTGCCGGCAATACCCATGCCTGCCACCAACAGCGAGATGTCGCCCTGGTCCATGTGGGCGATTCTCCCGCGAACCGGAGGCACAGATGAGTCCTTGTTGGCTGTTCGCCTCCCCGCCGCTAGTCGTCAGCCTCTTCGTCACCGTCGCCGGGCTGATCGGCAACGCCAACTCCCGCCGCCGCCACCCGCCCGACGACTGGCCGGCCCCGCCCGCCCGCGACGAACACGACCTCGGCGCATGACCAGCGTCCTCGAGGGCCTCACCGCGTTCGCGACCCTCATCGCCCTCGTCTCCCGCATGACCACCGGCTACGGCCGCAACCCGTTCACAGGAAGGCCCCTTGATGGACATCACGACCGCGCTCGCCGCGCCCGACCCCGACGAGCCCGAACGGCCCGACGCCCCGTACCCTCCTGGGCCGTCCAGCCGCGCCGAGACGTTCGCCGAAGAGCAACTGCGCGCCCTCGGCCAGCGCATAGAGGAAGCCAAGCAGAAGCAGCGGCGTTCCGAGCTGGAGCCCGTCGTCGCCTCTCTCGTCGGCATGACGACCGAGCTGCAGCGGATCGCTGACTCCCTGGAGCGCACCGAGCTGGAGCCCGTCGAGCGCACCGCCGAGCCCACACGGCTGCGCCTGGACATCGCCGGCGACTTCCGCGAGCAGATGCGCCGATGGGCCCGCACAGACCCCACCGGATTCGGCAGCGCCGTACGCCGCATGGCGCGCATCGACGACACCCTGCCGGCCGACGTCCTCCCCGACGACACTGCGGGGGACATCACCACCGCCGTACGCCAGCGGAAGGCCGCCGAGGATCGCGCCCGCCGCGCCGAGGCCACGATCGAGCGGATGAAGCGCACCAACCGCATGGTCAACCACGGTGTCCGTATGGAGCGCGAGCGCGCCGAGCGGGCCGAGGCCACCGTCGCCCGCGTCCGCACCTTTGCCGCCTGCATGCGCGCTCGGACGTTGCCCCGCAGCGAGGCCGCGGAGTACGCCGCCCGCCTCCTCGCCGTCCTCGAGGAGCCGTCGGCGTGCACCTGCACGCACGCCGAGCGCTTCGCCACCTGCCGCGCCACCGACACCCCGAAGGACCCGACGTGACCAACTCGACCACCACCGACCTCCGCCGCGAGCTGGCGAAAGCCCACGAAGCCCTCGCCGCAGCCGAGATCCACCTCGCCCGCCACGCCGAGGCCAACGCCGCACTCCACTGCGCCAGCACGGTCATGTACTCCCCGCTGCACGCCAAGGTCCAGGCGGCCCGCGTCGGCATCGAACACGCCCTACGGCGCACCCCTACCGACGCCCCGAAGGAGTCCTGACCCATGCCCCAGCACAACCCGCGCGCCGTGCACTTCGCCCGCACCGGAGCAGCACAAGCCGCCGGGCGCCACGCCGCGACCATCCGCAAGCAGCGCGACGAACTCCGCGCAGCGCTGGACGAGATCCTCGACCGGTTCACCGGGACCAGCGACGGCCAGTACACCGCGGCCGCCACCGCCGAAGACCTGGAGCGCTGGCGCAAGGCCGGCACCTCGAAGGGGACCGACACGTGCAGCGCCACCTTCAACCGGCCGAACTCCCCCGACGAACCCGTTCACTGCATCGTCGATGCCGGACACCCCGGTCCGCACATCAGCCGCGACGGGGATTACTGGGGGCACCCGCAATGACGATCCGTCGCCTCACCCCCGGGCAGGCCCGCGCCGTCGGCCGCGCCCTGGCCCGCGCCGCCGAGCTGTTCGCGCAGTTCGTCCGCGCGGTCCGCGAGATCGGCCGGCGCCTCCTCACCGCCGTCGACGAGGCGCGCTGGCTCGCCCGGCAGGTGCAGACCGTCCTCGTCCGCGCGGACCGGCCCGCCTGGGCCAGCCCGTACGGACCACCTGCCCCGGCGACACCGCGCCTGAACACGCAGCAGGGGCGCGCCCTCTGTCCGGGAAGACCCGGGCGCGCCCCGCAGGTGGAGATCACGATACGCCCCGAGCACCACAGGAGCACGCGATGACCACCACCCCCGCACCGCAGCAGCACCCCCTCCAGCACATCGCCGAACACTGGCCCCGCCTACGCGACATGCTCGACACCCACCACGGCGCACCGTGGCCCCCGGCCGGCCGCATGGCCGACTACCTCGCCCAGCTCGACGCCGCCGACCGCGAAGCCGTACGCGCCGCCCGCGCCGCCCAGCGCGCCGCCGAGCGCTCCCCGGACCAGCTCGGCGACCGCCCCGTCCCGGTCAGGCTCGACATCCTCGACACCATGCGCGCCCTCGACGCCGTACTCCTGCAGCTCGCCGACCAGATCGCCGCCGAGATCCAGCGCCCCGCATACGGCACCCCGCGGCGCTCCGCCGGCCCGCTCGACGAGCTGGGGCAGCGCATGCGCCTCGTCCAGGCCGCCGACGAGGCCGACGCACGCCGCTGGCACTGGAACGGGCCCGGCCGCGACTCCGGCGCCGCCGCGGCGTGGCTCCACGCCCGGATCGAGAACCAGCCCGGCCCCTTCGCCGCGCTCGACGCCGCCAACCGCGAGCGGATCGAACGCCTCGCCGCTGAGGCCGCCGAGCGCCTGGACGCCGCGCTCGACCTCGTACGCCGCGCGCAGACCCTCGACCGGCCGTGCCCGTACTGCCGCGGCGAGTTGCACATGCACTCCGGGGACGGACAGCCGCCGGCGGTCATCTGCGCGAGCTGCGGGCGTACGTGGCGGGAAACCGAGCCGGAAAAAGTCGCCTGACGATGCTGTCTGGCCGCGGACGAGCCTGGGCAAGGGTTGGAGGCGGTATTCCCGCCGTCTCCAGCACTTCAACTGCGGAGGCCAGAATGCCAAACTCGACGCCGATCACCGTTCTCTGCCCGCGCTGCCTGAAGCCCATGCCGGGCGTGCCGCACCGGCCCAATGAGGAGCCGAAGCTGCCGCCGCGGCACAGCGACGGGACGCCGATCTGCCGCTGAGTCGACGCCCGGTCTGGGATGCCCCTGGACCGGCCCGTCCGTCGAACTCCCCGCGGTAGCCTGGTAGCTCGCACAGCGGAGCCCTCCCCGATCCTTTCGGGGAGGGCTCGCGTTGTGTCTGGTCGCCGTTCAGACCCCGGGCTGCGGATAGGCGGTGCAGGACAGCGGAGGGGGCGCGCCGACCACGACGCGCCCCCTCCAGGTCAAGGTCCCTACTCGTCTTCAGGGTCCGGGACCCCATCAAGGAACAGGCCGGCCTCCTCATCAACCGACGCCCCGCCCATGGCCACGGCCGTGCTCAGGGCCCGCAACTCAGGCAGCTTGAGGCGCCGCACCTGCTCAAGCGTGAGCGGCTCCTCGATCTCGCCGTACGCCTCAAACAGCCAGTACGAGTACTGCTCGACCTCGGCCTCTGCCGCACGCTTGTCGCACAGCGTCTGCGCCAACTGCTCGAGGACCGGCACGTCGTCCTCACCAACGCCCGTCAACGTTGCGAGGAGCGACCGCAGGTGCTCGGGCACCTTGTCGTCCGGCCGCACCCCGCACCACTGCTCGGCAACCATCTCCGCTACCCGGCGCTCGGGGACCTGAAGTGCCTTCGCCAGATGCGGGTAAAGCCGCTGCTCTGGCGGGGTGTCGACCTCCCACCATCGCACCTTGTTCCACCAGGTCACGGACCGCTTGAAGCCGCAGTCTGCTGCCATCTCTTGGTACGTCTTGCCTCTGTGGTTGAGGTAGGCCACTTGATCGCTAAATGGGTATCTCATGGCAAGAGAGCATCAACTCAAAAACACAGACTGTCAATTCCTGTTGATGCGTGGACAGTTGCAGCGACCGGCGCCAAGCACAGGGAGGGGCGCGCAGGGACCAAGACGTGCCCCTCCTCCGTGGTCCGACTACACGCCCGCGACGTGGCCGGGCCGCCGTCTCCTTCCCCCGGAGCAGGCCCGTCTCATTCACGCCCACTCCAGCCCACGCCCGCGACAGGATGCCCTCATGCCCGATACCAACAGCCCCGCCCGGCAACGGCCGCCGCCGACCTCACCAGCGCTCTGCACGCCGCGGGCTTCGCCGAGGCCGACGCCGCGGTCTTCTTCAACACCGAGGTCTACGAGGTCTATGTCCGCCTCAACCACGACGACACCGAGGCCCTCCGTAGCCTGCTTGACCTGGGCGCTAACGCCCTGGCGATGGCCCTGCACCCTCTGGGCATCCAGCCGCGCGGCGGGGCAGACATGCCCGATCACGTCTCGCTGTACCTCACGCCCGGAAACGCCCTACGCCTCGCCGAGCACGTGCGGCAAGCGGTGGAATGAGGCTCAACACGTCTGAGAAGTGACCGCCCGTCGCGTCCCCGCTGGGACTCGGCGGGGTCGCTGGCATTCCCGCGTCAGTCGCCGCCGGGCAGCCTGCGCGCGATCCTGCCGGCGACATCCCGCGCTGCCCACCCCACCGCGCCCTCGCTGTCCGCGAGCTGCTGGAGCAGGAGCACCACCGCCCGCGCCTCCCCGACTGTCACCAGCGGCACACGGTCATCCGGCACGTCGACACCGAGCCACTCACCCAGCCGAGCCTCGTCGTTCTCGCTGATCGTCACACCGGAGCAACGCGCCCCAAGCGGGAAGGTCACTCACGCATCCAGCCCGAGCGATTACGGGACGTCAAGCGCGACCGGTTCGTCCTGCCCGTCCCAACGCGCCCATACCTCCGTCGCCCTGTCGGTCTGCCAGGAACCCAGGAGGAGGAACTCGTGGCCCTGACCTGGCTCCAGGGTGACGTCGACCGGCAGCCGCCTCGCGAGACCGGCGGGACCTGCGTCAGTGATCGTCACGCCGGTGGCCCGCCCCGTGCCCCGGTTCCGCAGGACATATCTGTCGTCCTGCTCCGGACGCTCTACACGAAGATCGGGCTTCGGGCGCGCCGCTTCCGCTTCCGCGTCCCGGCGCTCCTGCGCCTCTCGACGCTGCTCGGCGAGAGCGGCCTCGTCCGCGGTAGCTGATCGCTCCGCGGCGTCCGCTGAGCGCTTCGCGTCTACCCGCGCCCGCCAACTGACGATCCCCGAGGCCACCGCGACGACCAGGGCGACCAGCGCGATTACGTCTGCCGTTTCCATGGCCGGAACGTAGCCCAGAGGCGCCGCGAGGCGGCATCGATCGTTCGCCTCATTGACACCCGAGGTGCGCGCGGCTACGCCTCGGCGGCCGGCGCTCCGTCGCTCTTCCGGGGCCGGTTCTTCCCCGACCCCGAGTAGCCGCGCTCGATGTCCTGCACCGTGCCGAGCGAGATACCAAGCATCGCGGCGATCTTCCGGTACGACACGGGCGGCGTCTGCGCGCGCAGATCGAGCACGAAGGCGCGGCGCATCTGCCGCCACTCCTTGCCCCGCTCCGTCTGGTGGGCGAGCACCTCGCTGATCGCCTTCGCGCGCTGCCCGGGATCGGGCATCGCCTCTACCGCGTTCATGGCGTCGATCACCCGCTGAGCCTCCTCGGTCACACCCGATCCCTTCTCCGGGCGGGCCGCTTGCCTCAAGTGTATGGGGTCCCATACGCTCAAGGAAGGCAGCCCACGCTGCCGTGCACAAAGCGCCCCCGGACCGCTGAGTTGGCGCTCCGGTCCGGGGGCGGACCCACCTACAAACGACAGAAAGAGGCAGGTCCGTGACGGATCGTACCGACCAGCCGCAGCCGAGCGGCACCCCCGCGGAGGGCTTGCAGCCCAACCGGATCATCAGCGAACCGGCCACGCCGGAGCGCTGCGCCGAGGACTACGAGCAGGGCGCCGCCGAGCGCCACAGCTCCGAGCAGCGCCACCCCGGCGCGTAGCCACCCCCTGTCCGGCCGGGCCCGCGCTCCCCCACCGCGGGCCCGGCCCCCCTCCTGGAGACCTCCATGCGCTTCGTCTACCTGCTCGGCATGTTCGCGCCGTTCATCGTCCTCGCCGTCGTCGTCCTCGCCCGCTGAGGGAGCCCACCATGAGCCGCCGCCACCGCCGGCCCGTGCTCGCCGTCCCACTCGCCCGCTGGGGCTTCACCGCCCTGGCCGTACTCGCGGTCCTCGTCGGCCAGCTCGAGGCCGCCGTCGTCGTCGGCGCCCTCGCCGCCGCGGCGTGGAACGTACGGGGGCGGCGATGAGGACCCGCACCGTGAGGCGCTCCCGTCTCGCCCCCCACACCATCGACGGCGAGACCGAACTCGTCCTCATCCACGAGGACATCGAGGTCCCCCGCCCGCCTCGGGACTGGGACCGCACCGTGCGCAGCGGCATCACCGTCGCCGCGGTCGCCCTCGTCGTCGTCTCCCTCGTCTGGTCCACCGCTTCCATCGGCGACCTTCTCGCCGCCGCCGTCGTTGCGCCTGCCGCGTACGGGGCCGCCGCCGCGTTCGACCTCGCGTGGGTCCTGTGCATGGCTGCCGAGTGGCTGTGCCGCTATGACCGCCGCCGCGGGCGCCTCCCGCGCTGGGCCGGCCATCTGGCGCTGCTCGTCGCGATGGGCGCGATCTACGCCCACGGCCACGCCCTCGGGCTGCCCGTCGTCGGCGTCGTCGGCGCGGTCGTCTCCGGTATCGCGAAGGGCGCGTGGACCGTCGTCATGATCGTGCAGGCGCGGCCCCTCGATGCCCGTACACAGCAGTGGTACGAGCAGCGGCGCGCCAAGCTCGACGGCCGCCTCGCGATGATCCCCCTTCAGCGGGAGCTGCAGCGCGGTGAGGCGCTCATCGAGGCGGAGGCCGCCGCGCTCAGCGCCAACAGCGAGAGCGGCGGCGCATCAACGGCGCATCATGATGCGCACCCTGACGCATCAGGCGCATCAGGGGATGCGGATGATGCGCCGGGCGATGCGGAGAACGTCGTGTCGATCCCGAGGGACGTCACGAAGACGGCCGCGATCATGGCCGCCGACTCGGCACTTGGCGGTGATGCGCCGCCCGCGAAGATCGCGCATCTCCTCGCGCAGCAGGGCCTCGCGGTCGACACGGCGTACGTCCGCACCGTGCAGTCCCGCGAAGCGCGGAAGACCGCGCGCGGGAGCGGAGGTACGTGATGCTCCTCGGCTTCATCGTCTGCCCCCTGATCGCGGCCCTCGCCGCCATGGCGCTCGTCGTCGCCGCGCCGCGCCACGACCCCGGCGCCTACCTCCTTCCCGCCGCTCGGATCGTCGCCGCCGTCACCCTCATCGTGGTGGCGATCGCCGCGGCGGCCCACGCCCTTTCGTGAGGCCCTCATGCCCAAGCCCAACACGCCGCCGCCCTCGGCGCCCGAGCCACCGTTCGCCCCGCCGGCAGCGTGGCCGCCCCCGCCCGCGGCCCCGGCCGCCGAGCCGAGCGGGCCCCGGTTCCAACTGCCCAGCCTGCGCCTCGGCTACAACGTCCTTTGCGCCGGTCTCGCCCTGTTCCCCCTGTTCGGCGGCTACTCCCTCTCCTCCGGCTGGGGCATGCTGCTCGCCGAGTGCCGCGCCGAGGCGGGAGTTCAGCCGGGATGGATCCTCGCCACCGCCGCGCTGCTCGTCGCCGGCGGCCTGGACCGCCGCCGCAGCGCCTGGTGGACGCGCACCGCAACCTGGGCCGCGGGGCTCGGCATCCTGCACATGGCCGAGTTGTTCGACGCCGTCACCCTGCTCACGGGGGTGACCCGGTGATCCCCGCATCGCTGACCGTCGGCGGCCTCGGCGTCGGCCTGGCCATCCTCGGCGTCAACCTCTGGAAGTGGTGGAAGAGCCCCGGGAGAGACCCCAAGGCGCTCCTGCCGTTCGCGGCCGGGCTGTCCCTCGGTGCCCTCGCCACCCTGTGCGCCGGCGGCCTCCTCGGCGTCCTCGCCGGATGGACCGCCGGCCTGAACAACAAGGCCGGCGAAGTCGCCGTCCCCGGCGCCACCGGCACCAGCTCCGGCGCGGTCGCGCGCGGCTCCATGGGCGCGCTCACCTCGGGGGGTGCGTTGCTGGTGTTCCTCTTGGCCGTCGCGTACGTCGTCGCCTGGCGCGCCGCGAACAAGGAGCTGAAGCGGAAGCTGCTCGGCGGCTGGTGGTCCGGGGCCACCCTCAGCCTGTCCGCCGGCGCCGCCGGGATCCTCGCCTCCACGCTGGTGCCGCTGGTCAACGACGCCGGCGGCGAGGTCCTCGCGTTCTTCGAGGGCGGCGGGTTCCTGTGAGTGCGCGCCGCCGCGCCGCGGACCGGCTGTGGTCAGGCTCCGTGGCGTTCGCTCGCGCGCGGGCCGCGGCGCTCGCCGGGTGGGTGCGCGCGGCCGACAGCCGCGGCGGCTCCGCGCTGCGCCTCGGGCTGCTCCTCGCCGTCGGCTGGCTGGCGTGGCGGCTGATCCACCGCGTCCCCGTGCTGCTGTGGGCGCTCGTGTCCGCGTGGGGCATAGCCGCCTGGCGCACCGCGCCCGCCACCGTGCCGTCGGCGCCTCAGGAGACCACCGCGGCGGCCCCCGCCGATGAAACGGACCAGGCAGCGGCCGAGGCCGCGTTCCGGCAGCTCCTCGCCGGCGCCGTCGGCGACCGCAACGGGGTCCACCTCAAGACCGTCGTCGCGCTGCTCCACGAGCACGGTCTGCTGACCGACTGGGGGGTGTCCGAAGTGCGCGCCCAGTGCGAGGCCCTGGGCATCCCCGTACGGCGCTCCCTGAAGATCAGCGGGCAGGTGCAGATGGGCGTCCACCGCGACGACCTCCCGGCCCCTCTCGCCGCCCCTTCCCCGTTCCCGCTGGACGAGCCGCCCGCGAGCACGTCTACCGCCGCGTGACCTGCACGTCTACCCCCGATCTACCCGCCCATCTACCCGCGGTCTACCCGCCCTGACACGCCCCCGCGGGGGAGGGCGGGGCCCGCGCCTCAAGCCCCGGGACGGCCGTCATCCGCCAAGACATCCGGCCGCCCCGGTCCCATCCCGACGACACGAGACAGGAGCCCACATCGTGGCACTGCGCCCCATGCCCACACGCCAGGACGCCCGCCCCGGCACCAGCGACAGTCGAGCCGGCACCGAGTACGACTCTGCCCGTGGCGGCTACTACCCCTCGGCGCCGGACAAGGGTGGCGATCAGCCGGACGAGGGTACGAGCAAGCCGGAGAGCTGAAGGCGGCTGCGCCCCTCGGCTGCCCTACGGAGAGGTGTTCGCCGTCGCGCTTCCGTGCGGTTTAACAACATCGCACTTGCATCATCGAACGGTGTAAGTGAAAGTGGGCGGCGGACTAGCAATCCATTCGACGAATATTCGTTCGATGGTGCAGTGTCTCGTCCCGACATACAGGTGACTCCTGCATGTTGCGAGGTGCTGGATGCCTCCTCGACGGCTGCCACCGCCGAGGAGGCTGAGGAAGCGTGCTGTCGCTACTCCTGGTCGGTGCCGCCGTCCTCACTGAGGACGGCGCGCACCCCTTGACGGGCTACTTCGCCGATTGCGGCGGCCACGGCCACCGCTCCCAACTGTTTCGCCCACCGCCGCCAACCCCTCGGCTGCTCGGCTGGAGCCTGCTCGTTCGCTTCCGGTGGTGGTGCTCCCATACCTGCCTCTCTGGATGCTCCTATCCCAGGTCCCCGGACGGGGCTGGATATCCGTGTCCCGTACGGGAGTTGGGACCAGAGGCCGTATCGGCTGCGCCACCGAGGGTCACCCTAAGGCTTACGCTCGCGGGTAGATAATCGTGTGAGGCATGCCACAGTGGAAGGGAGGGGCATTGAGGCTGAGCACCGTGCTACCTGCCTGTTGAAACGCTGCCGAGAGATCACGGATCTGCTCCCTCGCGAAGTTGATCAGCACGCAAACCCCAACGGGTCCCGCCGCCTCTGCCTCCGGGCCCGTGCGACCCTGGCGACTCGTCCTGATCGAAGGGCTGGACGGTAACGCCCTCTCGTGCGGTGCCGCATGGCCTTCCCCGCGCCCGGCGTCGCCAGCACCGTGTATGGACCGTTCGGCCCACCCTCTGCAACCACCCACGCCGCTACGCTCCCGGCGACGCCCACGCCTCCGGGGGGAACCATGCGCGTCCGCATCCTCACCACCACTCTCGCCGCTGCGTTCCTGCTCGCTGGTACCGGCTGCTCGGACGAGCCCAGCTACGAGGAGATCGCCGAGCGATGCGCGCAGGCCCTGGCGGATCGGGCACCCGGCGTGAAGGGCAAGCCAGCCGACTGCGAGGGACTGAGCGAGGAGGACTACGGGGCGCTCCTCGGATCGCAGATTCTGAAGGACGAGAGCTTGGCGCCGTAGCCCTCCATCTTCCGCGACCTGGTTCCGGGTAGCGAGACGTCCGACGCAGACCCGAACACCGCCTGGCCGACGCACGGCGCGCGCTCCCACGCGCCGACAACCTGGGCCGAATGGCCCATTCCGCCCGGGAGTTTCCCGACCTACAGTCCCGTCTCCACACGAACCAGGGGGGATCACCACATGACGCACCCGCCGCAGCCCGGAAGACCCGAACAGCCCGGCTACGGGTACCCACATCAGCCCACGCCGGCGTACGGACACCAGCCGTACCCGCCGCAGGGCTACGCCCCGCCGCCTCCGCCGAAGCGCGACAAGGGGAAGGTCATCGGCTTCGGCTGCCTCGGTGTCGTCGCCCTGATCGTCGTCATCAGCGTCATCTCCGCAGCCCTGAGCGGAGGAGGCACCGATGACGACAAGCCCGCCGCCGCCGACACCTCCACCACCGCGCCGGCCGCGCCCGAAAAGGCCGACAAGCCGAAGACGGAGAAGGCCGAAGCCCCCGCCGAGGACAAGCCCAAGGAGCAGCCGGAGGAGGACAAGCCCGAGCCGGAACCGAAGCCGGAGCCCGAGAGCAAGGCCAAGTTCAAGGTCTGGGGCGACGCCCCGGCCGGCATCTCCATCACCTACGGCTCCGACAACGACTCCCGCTCGGGCACGTGGTCAGGATCTTTCGAGACCACTCTGCCCCTCGATGACGACGCCTTGTACTTCCACGTATACGCGCAACTGCAGGGCGGAGGAGACATCTACTGCTCGGTCACTGTCGAGGGGGAGACGGACAAGGCGCACGCGAGCGGGGACTACAACATCTGCATCGCGCAGCTCAACTCCGACTTTCTCGGTGGCTGGAGCTGACCCACGCTCCCCGCGGGCCCCGCCGCGCCGCCGGCGCCGACGGGGCCCACGCACCAATCTCCGGCCCACAATAGGGCTGGTGCCCAGGGCCTCCCTAACTACGGCTGGTCGTCGTCGATGTCAGCCAACTCGATGCCACGCCGCTTTTTCAGCCAACTGGAGAGCCATACCAGTCCGGCTGCAAGACCGACGGGGGACTGCCAGTCGACGGCGATCACCTGCCCGAGCCCCGCAGTGTGGCTGAGATAGATGATGTGCGCACCTACCGCGAGCGCGATTAGGGTATTTGTGCGTTCCTGTGTGGACAGAACCCAGTCCACGGGCCGCCACCATGTGCCCGCAAACCCATGAAGACGGAGCTTGACGGCCGCCACCACTATGCCGAGAGCGTGGTGCAGCCGCTCACCTCTTCCCAGTACGGTGCCTTCCTCCGGCACGTCCACCAGGTCGGCGCGCCAGGCGTCCTGAAGACCAGCGGCCCGCGAGCCGCCGAGCAGAAGTGCCAGGGTTATGAGTCCGTCGGCGAGGGTTGCGTCGGGCCGGCCTCCGAGACGAGCGAGGATGCGCCTGTGGGGGAGACGACGTTGCATCTGATCCACGATGGCGGAGGCGGTGGCCACATCCGCCGCCGCGCGGGTTGCGAAGTTGGTGAGGGCCTCCAGTCGCCGAAACGCTCGCTCTGCCTCCGGCAACGACGCCTGCACCTCGGCCTCAGACTGGGCAGCCGTTAGACGAGCAGCGATGGAGAGGGCGGCTTCACCGCATCTGCGAGCGGCGAGGGCGGCGGCCTGGGCCTGCTGTCTCTTTGCCCGCTCCTCCTGAACAGCACCCAGGAATGCGATGGCCGGCTTCCTATAGACGATCGCCCACATCAGGGGGGCTGTAGAGAGCACAAGCCCAGCAACCCCGAACGCCGTGGCTCCTTCCTGGGCCAGAGCTCTCACTTGGAAGCAGTTAACACCGAGGCCGAGCGGGATAATGAGACGGCAGTTCCAGCGGAAAAACTGAACCGGTTCGATTCCCCTGAACCACCGTATACAGGCTCTCACTTCGCGCTACCTCCGGCGAGGCGCAGTATTCGTCGTTGACGAGCCTTCCGTGCTTCGAGTGCCGCGCGGGCGTTGGCACGCCCCGTGTTCGTCAATTCGTAGAAGAGTCGGGGCGGCCGACCGGGGTGTGGGGCGCTCTCATCGCGGGCCGTCACCCAGCCCCGTTCCTGCAGCCGGGCGAGGATGGGGTAGACGGTGCCCGAGCCCAAGTCGGCATCGCGGCAGATCCGCAGCCCCCATGGGGGATCGTCTGTCGAGGCGTCGAGCAGGACCTCGAGCACGCTGATAGTCGGCTTCGTCAGCCGGGGAGGTGACATGCCCATCAGTAGAGCATGTGTCGAGTACGAGATACAAGCCGCGCTGGACAGCTTCACTTCAGGGTCACCTGGGACCACGCTCAACGCGGTTACCACTCCGCTGGCCAGCGACCAACCATCGCGATGGCTGCGCACACGCCGGCGAGGAGACGGCCGGTACCGTGTATGGGCACGCCGCCGCGGCCGCCGCCCCCGCCGGGTGGCGGGCAGGGCCGAACGGTCTTCTAGCCGGAATCCGCTCACGGTGGCACCCTCGCCGACCCCTCCCGCCGTACGGCAGCTCGCCTTCATCCGCTTCCTCTGCGTCGGGTGAGTTGCCCACAGCCGACGGCCTTCCCTACATCCTCCGAAGCCGTTCTGACATTCCACGATGCGGTTGAGCCACACGGCCCATACCCGCAACCAACCGCGTGACGGACACTGCCCCCACCCCCACTCACTTCACCCCGGGGAGACAGTGTGCCCAGCTACAGCGACGTGCAGAAGGCCGTCCGAGTCGAGAAGTTCAAGATCTGGTTCGCCTGGTTTAGCGGCGGCTGGATCGTCCTCGGCACCGCCCTCGCCACCCAGAACGTCCACATCGTCAGCGTCATCACCCAGGCCCTGCTGGTCGTGTACGCCCTCCTCGCCACCGTCGCCGCCGTCACCATGACCAACCGCCTCAACCGCAAGGCCGACGCCGCACGCCGGGAAGTCCTCGGCGACTACTGACCAGAGGCATCGGCGCCTCGACGGCGAGCCGGAGTCCGTCGAGAACCGCGAGGACGGCTTACCCGTCGCGGTAGTTGCGCGCACAGCCGATCATGTCGCACACTGACCCCACGTCCGGTGTGCCCGGACCCAGCTCCTCCGCAGGTACCCCGAAGCCACGCACGGACCGGTAGCGTTCGTAAGCCTGTGGGCCACTCCTTCGGGTGAAAAGTGGTCGGCGATTCCCAGGTACCGCTTGGTGCGCTGTCAGATACCGGTATGCCCCCTCCAACGACCGGTCGCCCGCGGCTGCGTCGTCGCCGCACCACCCGGGGCGGTCGCCGAGGCGGGACCGGGGCCGCGTCCCGGTTCACGCGAAGTCGGCCCTCCCGTCGGCGCAGGCAGGGCCTGGATTGGGCCCGACGGATCGAATTGGGCTCGGTCCTCCTCGCGTCTCTCGCGGCCGTTGGCGGGCTGTGGTACTCCAACCTCCAAACGCGGCAAGCGAACGAGCAGGCTCGCCAGGAGCGACTGCTGATCAAGGAGGGACAGATCACTGACCGCTACACCGCGGCGGTGGAAAACCTCGGAGACGCCAACCGAGACGTACGACTGGGCGGCATCTATGCCCTGCAACGCATCATGCAGGACTCTCACCGCGACCAGCCCACCATTGCCAACGTGCTGGCCACCTACGTCCGCAGCCACGCCAGCAAGCGCCCTCCGATGGGTGAGGATGTCCCCGCGGACGTCGACGCTGCCCTCACCGTGCTCGCCACCCGCGAATCCGATTACGACGCAGCCTTCATGCTCGACCTGACCGGCGTCCAGCTTCCGCGGTTCAGTCTCGTCCTGACGCCACGAACTTACTTCAGCAAGCCTGGGGACCGTGAAACGGGGGAACCGGCAAGCGCTGCATTCAACGACGCGAACCTGTGCGGCGCGGTCCTGACCAGCGCCGACCTCACCGATGCCGACCTCAGCGGTTCGCACCTTTGTGAAACGAACCTGGGAGGCGCGCTGCTGACGGGCGCGGACCTCCGTGGCGCAGTCCTCGACGCGACAACCCTTCGCTCTGCCGACCTTGTCGAGGCCGACCTGGGATTGGCAACGATGCGTGGCGCCGACCTGCGTCACGCACGATTGGATGGGGCAAGACTCGACGACACGACCATGACCAACGTGGACTTGCGGCACGCCCACCTGGACGACGTGAATCTCCGTTACAGCAGCATGACGGACGTAGACCTGCGCGATGCAGACCTGGACGGGCTAGACCTGACCGGTGCCACGTTGCAGGACATCGATTTTCGAGGCGCAGACCTCACACAGGTGAAGCTGACTGCGAACCAACTTGATGGCGCCCGCATCGATGCGGATACAAAGCTGCCCCCTCATCTCTCCTAGACCCCGCGTCCGCGCGACGAGGGGGATCGGCATGCCTCGGGAGGCGACCTGTGAACCCTAAGCAGCGCCCGGTCACCGACGAGACCCGCGAGCAGGTCCGCCAACTCCACGCACAGAAGCTGTCCCGCAACGAGATCGCGCGCCGTCTGCAGCGCTCCGGCCGCACCATCTCGCTCATCGCGATGGACCTCGGCCTGAGCTTCGATCGGACCGCCACCGAGGAAGCCACCCGCGCGCGGCGGGCCGACCTCGAGGACAAGCGCGTCATCCTCGCCGAGGCCCTCACCGACGACGCGCTGCGCCTGTCCGCACAAGTGCACGAGGGCGGCGTGATCTACAACTTCGGCGGCCGGGACAATACGTACAACGAGAAGGTGGTCAACAGCCTCCCGGCCGGTGACAAGCGGGCGCTGATGGGTGCCGCGAGCATGGCGATCGACCGCTCCCTGCGCCTGGTTCCTACCGGCAGCGACGGCGGCGCCGAGGAGGCCCGCTCCATGGTCGGCCAGCTCATGACCGGTCTCGCCGAGGTCTACCGCCAGCAACGCGACCAGGAGCAGCCCGCAGACGAGGGGGACGGTGATGCTCCGTGACCTCGCCCTGCCGCTGTCCCGCAAGCAGATTACGAGCATCGTCGAGACGCAGGACGCCCCGATAGCGCTGTGGTCCGGCGCGGTCTCCTCCGGCAAGACGATCGCCTCGCTGATTGCCTTCCTGATCCGGCTGACCGTCGCCCCGGATCACGGGCTCGTCGTCATCGTCGGCCGCACCCTGCAGACCATCGAGCGCAACGTCCTCGACCCGCTGCAGTCGAGGCACCTATTCGGGCCGTTCGCCGCGCACGTCCACCACACCACCGGCTCGACGACCGCGACGATCCTTGGCCGCACCGTGCACCTCGTGGGTGCTGCCGACGCACGGGCGGAAGGCCGGATCCGCGGCGCGACGATCGCCCTGGCGTACGTCGACGAGGCGACGCTGCTGCCGCGCCCGTTCTGGATGATGCTCCTCTCCCGCCTCCGTGTCGGGAACGAGTCGCGGCTGCTCGCGACGACCAACCCCGACGGGCCGTTCCACTGGCTGAGGAAGGACTTCATCCTCAAGGCCGCCGAGGTCGGCCTCACTTCGTGGCATTTCACACTCGATGACAACCCGTCGCTCGCGCCGCAGTTCGTTGCCAGGCTGAAGAAGCAGTACGTCGGCCTGTGGTACCGACGCTTCATCCTCGGCGACTGGTGCCTCGCTTCCGGCGCCGTCTACGACATGTTCGACGAGGCCCGACACGTGGTCGACCCCCTGCCGGCCATGCGCCGCTGGATCGCGGTCGGCATCGACTACGGCACCGTGAACCCGTTCTCCGCCGTGCTACTCGGCCTCGGGGAAGACGACGGGCTGTACGCGGTCAGCGAGTACCGGTACAGCTCGGCGGAGGCCCTGCGGCAGATGACCGACGCGCAGTACAGCCACGGGCTGCGGCAGTGGCTCGCGAACGTGCGGCGGCCTGGAGAGAAGGCCACCGCGCGGGGCGTCACCCCGGAATGGATCTTCGTGGATCCGTCCGCCGCCTCGTTCATGAACCAGCTCTGGACGGAGCGGGTCCCAAACATCGCGCCGGCGGTCAACGACGTCCTCGACGGCATCCGCAGCGTCAGCGTCGCGCTCGGCTCGGGGCTGCTTCGCATCCACCGCTCGTGCACGGGACTGCTGGGCGAACTCCCCGGCTACGCCTGGGACGAAGCGGCGGCCGAGCGCGGGGAGGACAAGCCGCTCAAGCAAGACGACCACTCGGCGGACGCACTGCGCTACGCCGTGCACTCCACAGCGCATGAGTGGCGCGGCCTCACCGAGCAGCAGGAGGAAGCGGCATGACGTGCAGAGTGAAGGTCGGCCGGTGATGGCCAGCGCGGCGAGTCTGCCCGTGTTCATGCGCCTTGGCCTGTCCTGGGAGCCGGTTCAGATCGGATCGGTAGAGCTTCCGGTGAGCGGCGACGGGCGGATGACGTTCGAACGCGCCGCCGTGGCTGAGATGCTGCGCGCCGCAGCCGACGAGATCGAGCATCCCACCGAGGACGACGAGGGGGCCGCAGACGATGCCCCTGCCTGAGAAGGGCGCCGCGTGGCCGCCGATCGACCCCGCGATCCGCGCCGACCTTGAGGACTGGTCCGCCTGGTTCTCCGCGAACCCGGATCGTCTGTCGTACCGGTACCGCAACCGCACGGACGGCGGCAGGTTCGGCCACCCGCAGAACCGTCCGTCGCAGTACCGCGGCGGCATGGTCGGGAGGCTGGCCCGCTGGTTCTGGGGCGAGCCCACCCCGCTCGGTGAGAAGCGCGCCAAGCTGCACATGCCGCTCGCCGCGGACATCGCACGCACAAGCAGTGATCTGCTGTTCTCCGAGCCGCCGACGCTGAAGGCGGAGAACACGAAGACACAGGAGCGGCTCGAAGAGCTGATGGACCTCGGGCTGAAGCGCACGCTCATCGCCGGCGGTGAGGTATGCGCGGCGCTGGGCGGCGAGTATCTGCGCATCGTCTGGGACGACGAGGTGTCCGACCGGCCGTGGATCTCGCTGGTGCACGCGGACGGCGCGCACCCCACGTTCGCGCACGGCGACCGGCTGCGCGCGGTCACATTCTGGACTGTGCTGTCGATCGACGGTGAGAAGGTTGTGCGCCACGTCGAGCGGCACGAGCCCGGCGTGATCCTCCACGAGGTGTACGAAGGCACCCCCGACAACCTCGGCAAGCCCATCGGCATGGAAGCGTTCGAGCAGACGAAGGGGCTCGTGGCTGAGCAGGAACTGCCGATCGGGAAGCGGCTCGCCGCGGCGTACATCCCGAACTCGATGATTGCGCGGGACTGGCGGGACATCCCCGGCGCCGCTGGCCTCGGGGCCTCGGACTTCCAGGGCACGGAGGGGTTCCTCAGCGCGATCGACGAGACGTACACGAGCTGGATGCGCGACGTACGGCTCGCGCGGGCCCGGATCATCGTCCCGTCCGGGTACCTGACGAGCAACGGGCCGGGGCAGGGTGTGAGCTTCGAGGACCGCGAGGTCTTCGCGGAGATGAACATCCCGCCCACCGGCGACAAGGGCATCACCCTCAACCAGTTCGCCATCCGCCACGAGGAGCACCGGGCCACGATCGAGGAACTGGTCGGGAAGGTCGTCCGGACCGCCGGCTACTCCGGCGGCACCTTCGGCGACGACTCCGAGGGCCCGGCTGCGACCGCGACGGAGATCAAGGCCCGCAACGCCCGCTCCATGAGCACCCGGGCGAGGAAGGCGGAGCTGCAGGCCGTCGGCATCGCGGACATCACTGAGGCGCTGCTCCTGCTGGAAGCGAGCGACCTGTTCCCGGGTATCCAGGCCGTCGAGCCCGAGCGGCCCGACGTGCAGTTCCAGGACTCCGTCCAGGACGACATCAAGACCCTCGCCGAGACCGCCGACCTCCTCAACAGGGCCGAGTCCGCCTCGACGAAGGTACGGGTCGCGCTGCTGAACCCGGACATGGACGAGACGTGGCAGAAGCAGGAGGTCGCCCGGATCCTCAAGGAGTCCGGCCGGGCAACGGCGGACCCGTTCGAGACCGGTAACGAGAAGCCGCCCCCCGGGCTTGAGGGGGCGGGCGCGGAGGAGTAGCCGATGCCGGTCTCTCCCGAGGACGCCGCGGACCTTGCCGCCGCCGTACGGGCGCTCTATGACGACGCCGAGATCGCGCTTCTCGACCGGCTCCGACGCGCCCTCGCGGAAGGCATCGAGTCCCCGCTGTGGGCGGAGATCAAACTCCGCTCGATCGGAGACCTTCGCGCCGCTGTCGAGCGCATCGCCGCCGCGCTCCAGCAGGACGCGGACGGCGCCGTCGCCCGCGCTCTGACGGAGGCGTACGACCGGGGCCGGCAGGCGGCGGTCGCCGAACTCGGCGGCCTGGACGTCGGCCGGGAGCTTCAGGCGCGGCGGGTGCTTCCCGGGGCGCCGGCGGTGGACCGGCTCGCCGCCTCATGGGCATCGGACAGCCGCCCGCTGTACGCGCGGATCACCAGGGTGATCACCGATGTGTTCCGGGACGTGGTCACGCGCGTGGCCGCGGGGCCGCTCCTCGGTACTGAGACACGGCGGCAGGCGTCGCAGCGCGCACTCAACCGGCTGGCCGCCCGCGGGATCACCGGGTTCACGGACCGCGCCGATCGCTCGTGGGACATGGCGTCGTACGCGGAGATGGCCGTCCGTTCCGTCACCGCACGGGCCGGGGTGGAGGGCCACATCGACGCACTCGCGGAGATCGGTGTCGGCCTCGTCGTCGTCTCGGATGCCCCGCTGGAGTGCCCGCTGTGCCGCCCGTGGGAAGGCGAGATCCTGGCGCTGTCCGGACTGCCGGGGCCTCGTACAGTGCGCGAGCCGCACGCCGCCGACGCAGGTGGGCTGTACCGCCGGCGGCCGACCGTGCCCGTGCACGTCGTCGGCACGCTGGCTGAGGCCCGCGCCGCGGGGCTCTTCCATCCCAACTGCCGGCACAGCTTGAGCGCGTACCTGCCGGGCGTGACGCGCCGGCCCCAAGCGCCGCCGACGCCGGGCACGACGTACGAGGACGTCCAGCGGCAACGGGCGATCGAGCGGCACATCCGCCGGTGGAAGCGCCAGCATGCCGCCGCGCTGACCGACCCGGAGCGGCGCGCGGCTAGCGCGAAGGTCCGCTACTGGCAGGCGGAGATGCGCGCGCACGTGGCCGCGCACGAGCACCTGCGGCGCTCGCCGCGGAGAGAACAGACCCGCGCAGCGCGCTAACGGCCGCCCTGCTCACGTTCGAACTGCTGCAGCTCCTGGAGCGAGCACGACAGGCACCGCGGCTCATCGACCTTCTTCCAAGGGCTCGTTCCCCCGCCCCAGCCGAGGCTTCGCCGCTCGTATCGCTGGCACTTCGGCTCTTCGCAGCGCGGGCATTTCTCGGGAGTTTCCTCATCACGGCTCTCGATGCTCATCCCTCGAAGGTACTGGCCCCCGCCGACACACCTGGCCCGTCTCTTCGGCATCCAGGAGGACTTCATGGCCGCGCTCGGCACCGGTTCCCGCTTCCGCCAGCTCTCCGTGAAGCTCGCCGCCCGCGGCGCCCGCGACCCTGACGCGCTCGCCGCCTGGATCGGCCGCCGCAAGCACGGCAAGGCCCGGTTCCAGAAGCTCTCTGCCGCCGGCCGCGACAAGAGCTGACCCACAGCTTCGGCCCGCTGGGCGCGGGCCGGGACTCACGGGCGCGCCAGGCGCGCGCCCACCTGTTCACCGCGGCACGGCCGGGCGCCGGCCGCCCCCTTCGACGCGCACCAGGAGTGCACGCATGCCCAAGAACACCCTCCCGCGCCACGCCGGCAGGACCCGGCGCGCAGCGCTTTCCGCCACCTTCGCGCCCGGGTGGGCGCACCCCTACGGACACGGCCCTTTCAGCCCGGCCCTCTACGCGGATGGCGGGGACGAGGGCGGCGACGGCTCCGGATCCAGCGGCGGCGGTGACGCCGGCGGAGACGAAGACGGATCCGAGGGTGGCGACGGAGGCGGCGACGGCGGAGAGGACCGCGGCGGAAAGCCGAAGCCCACCCCGCGCCGTGCTGGCGGGGATGACGCCGACGCCACGATCAAGCGGCTGGAGAAGGACCTCGCCGACGCCCGCCGGGAGGCCGGGAAGAGCCGTACCGAGGCGAAGAAGCAGGCCGCCCAGGAGGCGGAGAGCGCCCTCGTGAAGAAGCTCGGCGTCGCTCTCGGCCTGGTCAAGGACGAGGACGAGGAGCCCGACCCGGCGAAGCTGCTGGAGCAGCTCAAGGAGTCGCAGGGCACCACCACGGCAGCCCAGGAGGACGCTGCGAGCGCCCGCATCGAGCTGACCGTCATCCGCACCGCCTACGGCATGGGTGTCGATGGCGACAAGCTCCTCGACTCCCGCAGGTTCTGCGACGAGGTCGACAACCTCGACCCGTCCGACCCGAAGGCGTTCAAGGCCGCGCTGAAGAAGGCCATCACCGACGCCGCGGAGAAGAACCCGGCGCTGCGCTACGGCGGGGGCAAGGCCGGCCGGTCCGGCGGCGACCTGTCCGGCGGCAGCGGCGAAGGCGGCGTGAAGCGCCGCAGCGGCTCGCTCGCGGGAGCGATCCGCGATCACTACCAGACCTGATCAGGAGAACCTCATGCCCGTGACGCTCGCTCAGGCGCAGCTCAACACGCAGGCGGACATCGATTACGCGGTGATCGACAACCTGCGCCGCAACTCGTGGCTGCTCAACAACATGGTGTGGGACGACACCGCGACGCCGGGCACCGGCGGCGGGGCGCTGACCTACGGCTACACCCGGCTTCTCACCCCCAGCGCCGCGGCGTTCCGCCGCTTCAACGAGGAGTACGCGCCGAACGAGGCGTCCCGTGAGCGCAAGACGGTCGATCTGCACCCGCTCGGCGGCGCGTTCAACATCGACCGCAAGCTGGCGCGCCTCGGCCCGGCGGCCACCAACGAGATCATGTTCCAGATGTCGCAGAAGCTGACGTCCGTGCGGACGCGGTTTCAGCAGGAGCTGATCCTCGGGGACCTCGCGGTCGACGACACCGGCTTCGACGGTCTCGACAAGGCGTTGGTGGGCCAGTCGACGGAGTATCTGCCGATCAACGAGGGCATCAGCTCCGGGTTCCTGGACTGGTCGCCGGCGACGGTGAACTCCGAGGACCTCGCGATGAGCGCCTTCGACGCCTTCGACGACTTCCTGTCTCGGATCATGGGCTCGCAGACCGGGTCCGGGGACAGCGGAGCCGACGGCAGCATCCCCGCGGGCACGAAGGCGATCCTCGGCAACACCAAGTCGATCAGCCGCATCAAGGCACTGGCGCGGAGGGCCGCGCAGTTCACCTCCGAGCGCAACAGCCTGGGCGTCCTCGTCGAGCGGTACGGGGACTTCGTCCTCGTCGATCTCGGCGACCGCGCCGACGGCTCCGCCCCGATCATCCCCATCCGCTCCGCCGACGTGGACGGCGGCGGCGCAGGCGGCGTCATCACGGGCCTGACCGACATCTACGCCGTGAGCATCGGTCTGGACGCCTTCCACGGCGCGAGCATGGCCGGCTCGCCGCTGGTCGAGACGTGGCTGCCGGACTTCACCCAGTCCGGAGCCGTCAAGACCGGTGAGGTCGAGATGGGGCCGATCGCCGCCGTGCTCCGCAACACCAAGGCGTGCGGCGTCCTGCGCAACGTGAAGGTGCGGTGACCGACGTGACGAAGTACCAGATCGAGGCGCCTGTACGGACCTTCACGGGCGAGTCCGTGGGCGTCCGCTTCGACAAGGGCACCGGCTACGTTGACGACTCCACGAAGGAGGGCCGAGCGGCCATCGAGTACTTCCGCCGCCACGGCTACGGCGTCGCCCCGGCCCCCGACAAGACCGAGGCCGAGCGCGTGCAGGAGCTGGTCACCGGCACCCCGACGCAGCGCGGCCCGCTCGAGGAAGGCGAGTTCGACCCGAGCGGCCACCAGGCCCCGGACGTTCTCGCCTACCTCCAGCGCGACGACGTCGACGAGACCGAGGCCCGCCGCGTCCTGGACGCCGAGGCCGCGAGCAAGGACCGCAAGACGGTCACCAAGGAGCGCGAGGCCATCCTCGCCACCAAGCAGTCCACCGATGACCCCGCCGCCGGCCAGGCCGACGACGACACGAAGGGAGCCGGGCTGTGACCCTCCTCGGCCAGTACCGCGGCAACCCCCGCGATGACCTCGGCTGGCTCAACACCGCCGGCCGCCCCAGCGTGTTCCACCGGGCGAACCTCCCGCGCGTCGGCCTCGACGACGTCGCCGCGCTCACCTCCGGCGTGATGACGTTGGCCGCGCTGTGGCTGAACGACGGCGACACGGTCACCAACCTGTCCGTGATCTCCGGCGCAACGGCCGCGGCCACCCCGACGAACTACTGGGCGGCGCTCTACAGCCCGACCGGCGCGCTCATGGCCCAGTCCGCGGACCAGACGAGCACCGCCTGGTCGGCGGACACCGTCAAGACGCTGGCCCTGGCCACCCCGCAGAAGGTCACCCGCAGCGGGGTCTACTACGTCGGCGTGATGGTCGCCGCGGGCACCGTGCCGACGCTGGTGGGGTCCTCCGGCGCGCGGCCGGTCCTGACCGGCGAGGGCAACCTGTCCCAGACCTCGGGCAGCTCGCTGACCGCGACGGCGCCGGCGACGATCGCGTCCCCGGCGTTCAAGCGGCAGGTGCCGCTCGTCATCGCGAGCTGAAAGGGGAGGTCGCACGCATGACTGTCTCCAGCACGCTCAGCATGGCCGCGACGGTCCAGCAGACGAAGACGCTGGACCTCACCACAACGCAGGACGAGCTGAACTTCCGGCGCGCGGTACAGCTCAGCTCGGGCACCGCCGCCGGGCAGGCCGACAAGGTCTTCCACGACCGGCGCACGCTGACCGCGTCGGCGACGGAGGATCTCGACCTCGCGGGCGTCCTGCTGGACGCCTTCGGCGGCACCATCACCTTCGTCAAGATCAAAGGGCTGTTCGTCGCCGCGGCGGCCGGCAACACCAACAGCGTCGTCATCGGCGCCGCTGCCGCGACCCCGTGGGCAGCCCTCCTCAACTCCACCGGCACCCTCACCCTCCGGCCCGGCGCGTCCTTCGGGGCCTTCGCTGGGGCCGCGGACGCCGCGGGGTACGCGGTCGGTGCAGGCACCGCCGACCTGCTGAAGGTCGCCAACAGCGGCGCCGGGTCGTCTGTGACGTACGACGTCGTCATCGTCGGCACCTCGGCCTGAAAGGAGGTGGCCGGGATGAGGGTCTACGCGCAGCCCGGCGACCTCACCGCCTACACCGGCCAGCCGGCGCCGGCGGACGCCGAGCGGCTCCTGCGGGACGCCTCCCGCATGCTCGACGCGGAGGTGCTCCGGTACTGCTGGTACGACGTTGACCCGGACGGCTACCCCAGCAACAGCACGGTGCGCGAGTCAGTCCGGGACGCGGTGTGCGCTCAGGTCGCATGGTGGGGCGAGCTGGGCGACTCCACGGGGGCCGCCGCGGCGGGGTGGGGCTCGGTGTCGATCGGGTCGGTGTCCCTGTCGGGTGGGGCTGGCGGCGCCGGGGGCGGTGGGCAGCGGCCCCCGGCGCGGCAAGTCGCCCCGCAAGCTGGGGACGTGCTCCGCAGCCCGGACCTGACGCCGAGCATCTTCGTCCTGGGGGTGGTGACCTCGTGCTGATCCCCGGATGGCTGCTGCAGCACACGATCACGGTGGAGGCGTGGCTCGGCGAAGGCCCGACCGGGCCGCGCTTCGCGGCGCCGGCGGAGGTGCGGTGCTTCGTGGACGAGCAGACACGGCTCGTCCGCAGCCCGAACGACGACGAGGTGACATCGTCCTCGACGGCGTACTGCCGCCCGGACACCGAGTGCCCGGCGAAGTCCCGCGTACGGCTGCCCACGGGCCGGACGACGACCGTCATCGCGGCGCTCCGCCGTGACGGGGGCCGGCTCCCGACGCCGGATCACCTCGAGGTGCAGATGCGGTAGACCGGGGGCTGACGTGTCGCAGTACACCCGCTTCACCTTCAACGGCGACCGGCTGTGGACCACGCGCGGTCGGCGGCTGCAGTCGGAAGGGCTGCGCCGCGGCCTGGAGCACGTCCTCGCCGAGTCCCGGAAACTGGTGCCGCTGGAGGAGGGCACGCTCGAACGGTCCTCGTGGGTGGACGTCGATGGGCTCAACGGCATCGTCACGTACGACACGGTGTACGCCGCGCGGCAGCACGAGGAGCTGACGTGGCGGCACCTGCCGGGCCGCTCCGCGAAGTACCTGGAGCTGCCGATGAACTCGGAGCGCGACGTCGTGCTGCGCCTGATCGCGGTGCCGCTGCGCCGCTGGCTCCGCGGCTGACCCCCACCCCCATCCCCCCGCTCCTCCCGGCCCGGTCTACGGGCCCACGTCGCGCACGGGGAGGTGACCGGTGGGCTACACCAGCGACCTCCTCCGGGGCCTCGCCGCGCTCATCGCCGACGCCGGACACGGCGTGTACGACCCGGACGGGACGTACGGCCCCGACCAGACCGGCATCACGATCGCCGTCGTCCCCGACAGCCCCGACAAGATCATCTGCCTGACCCCGTACCCGGTGGAGGACACCGGCCAGACGGACGTCATCACCGCCGTGCAGATCCGCCTGCGCGCCGGCCGCGACCCGACCGTCCTCGAGGACCTCGCCGACGAGATCCGCGACCTCCTCCACGGCCGCGAGCACTACCAGCTCGGCGGCGTCCGCGTCGCCCTGTCCTGGCGCGCCTCGCAGGTGCCAATCGGCCAGGACACCCACGGCCGGACCGAGCTGACCGCGAACTATTACCTCCGGGCCACGCGGCCCGGCCCGAACCTGACCGACTAGGAGGGCCGCGTCATGACGACGCCGACCGAGACCGCGCTCGCCCGCCGCTGGCGCCTGGAAATCAACATGGGGACGGCGGAGGCGCCGTCCTGGGCACTCTGCCCCGGGGTGACCGAGTTCCAGTGGACCGCCGAGCCCAACATCGAGGACTCCACGTCGTACGACACGGACGGCTGGACGGAGAACACCAAGACGGCCCAGGCGTGGGAGGTGAGCACCACCTTCAACAGGAAGCACACCCCCGACGACACCGCGTACAGCCCGGTGCACGAGAAGATCCGCACCGCGTTCTTCGCCTACGGCGACGACTCGAAGGTCCACCTGCGGTTCATGGACCGCAACGGGCTCCCCGAGGCGTACGAGGGCAAGGCACTGGTCAACTGGGCCCCGTCCGGCGGCGAGTACACCGCGCTGGACCAGGTCGAGGCCACGTTCACCGGCACCGGGCCGCTGACGCCGATCACGAACCCGATCGCGCCCTGATGGCCCGGTTCGAAGCTCTCGCCGAGCTGCACGACGACTCCCTCACCCTGCCCGTGAAGGGCGGCGACGGGCGCGTCCGCGAGTACACCATCCCCGCACCGTCAGCCGAGGTCGGGCTGAAGGTCCAGCAGTTGGCCGGCATGGCCGTGGGCCTCCTCGCCGGCGGCGCCGAGCCGGACACCTCCGCGCTCGACGACGCCGACGAGCTGGACCTCTACAAGATGTGCCTCGGGGACGTCCACGAGCAGCTCATCAAGGACGGCGTGACCTGGCCCTGGCACCGCCACGTGGCGATCACCGCCGTGCGGTGGATCATCGACGGGCTCGACGCCGCCGCGGAATACTGGAAGGCCGCGGGGGACCCTACGCAGGTGGCGGGCCCGAACCGGGAGGCCCGCCGCACCGCCGCCAAGGCGAAGAAGCCGAAGTCGAAGAAGAGTGGATCGGCTGCGGCGAGCAAGACCCGGTCACGGGCCTCTTCGAGTGGTACGAGCGCCCGGAAGGCTACGTCGACCGCCGCCGCCGAGACACCGGCGGAGGACTCTTCGCCGACCTGACGTGGTCGGACCTGCTCGAGCAGTGGGCGCTCATCGAGGCCGACCTCCACCAGGTGTACGGCATCGACGTCGAGGACGCCCACCTGCTGCGCCGCCGGTCGTGGCGGTGGCTGAAGATCCGCATCTTCGGCCTGCTGTCCAACGAGACGAGCAGGCTCTTCCGGCACTTCGCACCACCTCCCGAGGACATCGCCAAGCCCACGCGCTGACGCCACCGCGACCGCGCGCACCTCCGATCCGGCCGAACGGGGGTGCGCGGCGATGGCACTCACGATCGGGGAACTCGTCGGCGTCGTCACGGTCGACGACACCGGCGCCATCGCCGGCATCGACCGCACCGAGCGGCGTATGCGCGGGCTCCAGCGGGGCATGGACAGCCAGCTCCGCGCCATCGCCGGCAGTCTGCTGTCGGTCGGTGCGCGGATCGGCACGCTCGGCCTGGCGCTCGGCGGCGCGATCCCGGTAGCGGCCGGACTGGTTGCCACGCTCGTCGAGATCGCACCGGCCGCGGCCGTCGGCACCACCGCGATGCTCGCGATGGTCTCGGCGCAGACCGCTTTCAAGATCGGCATGCAGGGCGTCGGGGACGCCGTCGCAGCGGCGATGGATCCCTCCGACCCCGAGAAGTACGCCGAGGCACTGAAGAAACTCGCCCCGAACGCACGGGCGTTCGTCGAGCAGATCCGCAGCATGCAGCCCGCGCTCCACCGGCTGCAGCAGCAGGTACAGAACCGGCTCTTCGCCGACCTCGACCAGGACCTCGCGCGCACTGCGCGGGTGACCCTGCCGGCGCTGCGCAGCGCGCTCACCTCGTCCGCGTCGACGCTTAACGAGATGGGCCGCGGCGTGCTCACCACCGCGCGCGGCCTGGGCCGCTCCGGGGTGCTGGGCAAGGCCCTGTCGTCGGCCACCAGCGGGCTGAAGAACCTCGCCGACATCCCCGGCCAGATCCTCCAGGGCTTCGCCCAACTCGCCGCCGCCGCGGGCCCGACGTTCACCCGGCTGACCGCCGCCCTCGGCGACAAGGCCGGCGACCTGGCAGGGGTGCTCACCAGCGCGTTCGAGTCGGGCAGCATGCAGCGCGCCATCGAGCAGGCCGTCGAGCTGTCCGGCGACCTGTTCGACGTCCTCGGCAACGTCGGCTCCATCGTCGGGAGCATCTTCGGGGCCGCGGACACCTCGGGCGCCGGGTTCCTCAGCACGCTGAAGGAGATCACCGAGAGCATCGACGACGCGTTCGCGTCGTCCGCGGTGCAGTCCGGGCTGCAGGCCCTGATCGGCACGATGGCGACCCTCGCCGAGACCGCGGGCCCGATCCTCGGCACGGCCCTCCAGGTCGTCGGCCGCGTCTTCGCCAAGCTCGGACCGCCCGCGCAGAAACTGATCGGCGCGCTCGGCGACGCCCTCCTGCCCGTGATCAGCGCGGCCGAGCCGGTCCTGCTCGAAATGGCGGACGCCGCCGGAGAGATGGTCACCGCCGCCCTGCCGCTCCTGCCGGTGATCAGCCAGCTCGCGGTGTCCCTGCTGCCAGCCGTCACCCCGCTCTTTGCCGCGCTGGGAAGGATCTTCCGCGACTCCGCCCCGGTGATCAAGGAAACCGCGCAGATCCTCCTCGCCAGCCTGCAGCCCGCCCTTGCTGCGCTGCCGCAGATCATCGGCCCACTCGCGCAAATGTTTGCACAGAATCTGAACAATTCTCTGCAAATCTTCTCGCAGCTTCTCGTCGCCCTCGGGCCCAGCCTGATCGTGCTCGGCCAAGCTTTCGCGGACATCATGATCGCCGCCGGGCCGCTGATCCTCGCCTTTTCGCAGGTCAGCGCCGAAATTCTGACCGCGCTGATGCCCGCGCTCCGGCCGCTGATCGCTCTCGTCGGCCGCGTCGCGTCGGTGCTCGCCGGACGCCTCGCCTCGCAGATCACCGGCGTCGTGGTGCCCGCGCTGCGCGCGCTGACCGCGCTCCTGAGCGGCGACTTCTCCACCGCCTGGCGGCTCATGCGCCAGGCGGTGTCCACCTCTGTCCGACAGACCCTCGCCTTGGTCACTGCGGTGCCGCGGCGGATCATCGGCGCCCTCGCGCCGCTCGGCGGCATGCTGTTCGGCGCCATGGCCCGTGCCGGCGGCCGGATGCTGTCGGCCACGATCAGCCGGGCGACCGCCGTAGTCCGCTACATGAGCCGCGTACCGGGGATGATCGTCCGTGCGGTCGGCAGCCTCGGCTCCCTGCTGTACGGCGCCGGGCAGGCCGTCGTCGAGGGTCTGTGGAACGGCATCAGCAGCATGGGCGGCTGGCTGTCCAGCAAGGTCGGCTCCTTCGCCAGCTCGGTGATCCCGGGGCCGATCGCGTCCGCGCTCGGCATCAGCTCCCCGTCCAAGGTCACCGCCGCGCAGGGCCGTTGGATCGCCCGCGGCCTCGTCGAGGGCCTCACCGGCTCTGCCAAGCAGGTCCGCTCCGCCTCACAGCGCCTCGCGGACATCGTCCGCGACAGCCTCGCCCCCGGGCGCCGCCGCAGCGGCGCGCTCGACCGCATCAGCCGCCGCAACAAGCAGTTGACGAGGCTGGCGAACCAGGAAGCGCGGGTCGAGAAGAGGCTCGCCGCCGCGGAGAAGAAGCTCAAGGACCGGATCCGGGCGCGCGATCAGCTCGCCTCCCAGGTCCGCGGCGGCATCCTCCAGGGAGCCGCGGTCACCGCGCAGGACACCACCGGCGGGCCGGTCACCGCCTCCTCGATCATCACCGGTCTGAGGGCGGACGCGGCCGACGCGCAGATTTTCGCGCGGAACCTGGCCAAGCTCCGCAAGCTCGGGGTGTCGAAGAACATCATCGCGGACATCGCACAGGCCGGTGTCGAGGGCGGCGGCGCGCAAGCCGCGGCCCTGGCCACCGCCAACCGGGCCCAGATCAAGCAGCTCAACGGCCAGCAGAAGCTGCTGCAGCAGGCCGCCGGGCGGGCCGGGGACGTAGCCGGTAACGCGATGTACAGCTCCGGTATCCAGGCCGCCAAGGGCCTCGTCCGCGGCCTGCGCTCGCAGGACAAGGCCCTCGAGCGGGCCATGCTGCGGATCGCGAAGAACCTGCGGACGGGCATCCGGAAGGCGCTCGGGATCCACTCCCCGTCCCGCGTGATGGACAGAGACGTCGGCCGCTACATCCCCGCCGGTCTCGTACGCGGCATCCAGCATGGGCAGGCTGCGGTCGACGCGGCGATGTCGTCGCTGGTGTCGGTCCCGTCCCCGGCGACGGCGGGCGCGGCGGGCGGCGGCACGCCGGCCATGGCCGGCGCCAGCGCGGGCGGCGCCGTGGCAACGCTGCGGATCGAACTGGCCGGGCCCTCGGAGATGCGGCGCATCATCCGGCGCATCGTGCAGGTCGACGGCCGCGGCTCCATACAGGTCGCCTTCGGGAACAAGTAGAGGAAGGCGAGGACTGTGCCTGAGACGCTGTTGGAGATCCTCGCAGGCGCCACGCGGGTGCCGGTCACCGCGAAGGCGTACACGCGCGATCCGATCCAGATCCAGCGCGGCCGGCAGGACGCCGGGGCCGAACTGGGCCCCGGCTCCTGCAACATCACGCTGAACAACCTGGACGGCACGTGGTCGCCGAGGAACCCGCGCTCGCCTTACTACGGGGTCATCGGCCAGAACACGCCGGTCAGGGTGTGGGCGCGCGGCCCGCGCCGGTACCTGTGGCTGCCGGGCGCCCCTGGCGACCGCGCCCGCGTCGCCTCGGACAACGCCTTGAACGTGGCCGGGGACCTGGACGTGCGCGTCGACGTCGCGCTCGACCGCCTCCCGACGCTCTCCAGCATCCTCGCCCCGCAGGTCAACGAACTCATCGGCCGCTACAACATCAACTCCAACGCCCGCATGTGGCGCCTGCTGCTCACCAACGACGGGCGCCCCTCCCTGACCTGGTCCACCGACGGCGCCAACGCGATCGAACGTATCGGGACCGCCGTGGTGCCGCACTTCAGCGGACAGCGGTTCGCGCTGCGCGCCACCCTCGACACCGACAACGGGGCGTCGGGTCACAGCGTCACGTTCTACACGGCCCGGACGATGGCCGGCCCCTGGGAGCAGCTCGGCGACGCGGTCGTGACCGCCGGGACCACGTCGGTCAACACGGCGGGGACGGCGGACCTTGAGGTCGGGGAGATCAGCACGATCGGGTTCTCCCCGGGCGGCGGCCGGTACTACGCCGCGGAGGTCCGCGACGGCATCGGCGGCCCGGCGGTCGCGAACCCGGACTTCACGGCGCAGCCGGAGGGAACCGGCTCCTTCACGGACTCGGCGGGCCGGTCGTGGACGATCCAGGGCGGCGGGACGATCACCGCCCTGTACTGCCGGTTCGTCGGGGAGGCCGCGAAGTGGCCCGACCGCTGGGCACCTTCCGGAAAGGACGTGTGGGTCGAGCTGGAGGTCGCGGGGATGCTGCGGCGTTACGGCCAGCGGAACAAGGCCCTTGAGAGCACGCTGCGGCGCTTCATCCCGGGCCACAGCGGGCTTCTGGCGTACTGGCCTATGGAGGACGGCGCCGAGGCCACCCGAGCAGTGTCCGCGCTGGCCGACGGCCGCCCGATGCTCGCGCGCGATCTCGCGTTCGCCGCGAACGACAGCCTGGTCAGCAGCGACGCACTGCCCGCCCTCGGGGACGCCGCCAGCATCAACGCGCCGCTGCCCGCCCTGCCGTCGGGCTCGACCGGCTGGCGTGTCGAGATGGTCTACCGCCTCGACGCCATCCCCACCGGCAGCCAAAAGACCATGATCTCCGTGGCGACCAGCGGCGGCGGTATCGCGCAGATCGTCGGGTCCTACAGCACCGCCGGGCTCCAGGTGGCCGCGTACGACGGCGACGGCGTGCTCCTCGGCAGCTTCAACACCACCGACGCCGGCATCCTCGCCCTGGGGGCGCAGGGCTGGTCCCGGCTCATCCTGCGGGCACGACCCGGCACCAACCCGGGAGACACCGACTACTGGCTCATCGTCGCCCCGATCGGCCAGAACACGCAGCAGGGCGTCTTCTACACCCGCAGCGGGTTCACCCGGCCGCGGCGGATCGCCACCTCGTACGGCTCCGGACTCGCCTCCATGCCCATCGGGCACATCACCTACACCGCGAGCCCGGACACGAGCGTCCTGGGCGGCGGCGAAGGCGCCGCGGACTCCGCATACCGCGGCGAGACCGCGGTCGCCCGCCTCCGCCGCCTGGCGCAGGAGGAGCAACTCCTCCTCATCGCCACCGGACTCAGCTCCAACTCCGAACCCATGGGCCCGCAGCGCATCGCCACCGCCCTCGACGTCATACAGGACTGCGAGGACGTCGACGGCGGCGTCCTGGCCGAGCAGCGCGAGACGCTGGGGCTGCAGTACCGGGCCCGCCGCATGCGGTACAACCAGCGGCCGCGGCTGACTCTGGACTACACCGCCCCGGGGCACCTGGCCCCGCCGCTGGAGCCGGACAGCGACGACCTGACCATCCGCAACCAGGTCACCGTCTCGGTGCCCGAAGGCTCCTCGTCGCCGCCGGTGGCCCTGGAGGAGGGCCCGCTGAGCGTGCAGCCGCCGCCAGCCGGAGCGGGTGTTTACGACGAGGCGGTGACGCTCAACCTGGCCTCCGACGAGCAGGCAGAGCCTCAAGCCTGGTGGCGCGTGCATCTGGGCACCTGGGATGAGGCGCGCTACCCGTCGGTGACAATCAAGCTGCACACGGCGCCGGATACCGTCGTCGAGGACGTCCTCAACCTCGACTCCGGCGACATCATCGAGATCACCAATCTCCCCGACTGGCTTCCCCCCGGCCCCGTACGGCTGATCGTGGAGGGCTACACCGAGACGATCCTGCCGCGCACATGGGAGATCACCTTCGCGTGCTCGCCGGCAGGCCCGTGGACGGTCGGAGTCGTCGGCGACCCGGTGCTCGGCCGCGTCGACACCGCGGGCTCCGTCCTGGCCGCCGCCGTCGGGGCGGCGGACACCACGCTGCTCGTGAACGCCAGCGGCGACCTGCCGTGGGCCACGGACGCCGAGGTCCCCTTCGACGTGACCCTCGCCGGCGAAGACGTAACGGTCACCGCGGTGGCGCCGGGCGCCCCCACCGCAGACCGGGCCCTGACGGTGACCCGCTCCGTCAACGGCATCACCAAGCCGCACGCCCTGGGCACGTCCGTCGCGCTCAAGCAGCCCGCCGTCGTCGCGCTGTAGTCCACCCGCTCCGCGAGGCGGCACCCTCGCGCCCTCGCCGCCCGCCCGGAGGTGCTCTTCGTGGTCGCCATCGTCCAGCCCGGCCAGACGCTGACCGCTGACCGGCTCAACTCGGGTTTCCTCGTCGGGATGCTGCTTTTCCGCGCGACGAGGGACACCAACCAGGCCATCGCCACCGGCAACAACCCCATCGTCGGGAACGCGATCTCGTGGGAGACGGTCGAGCTGGACGACCTCGGCGGCTGGGCTGTGGCCAACCCGACGCGCTACACCTGCCGGCGCGCCGGCTGGTACGAGCTGACCGGTGAGGTGTCCCTCGAGGCGTCGACCGGGGGATCGGTCAGGGGCGCGGCCTGGTACCTGAACGGCTCGCTGGTGCAAGCCGGGCACGGAAACAGGATCACGGCGACGCCGACGAACCTGGTCACGGTGGTCTCGGCGCGAACCCTGAACCTCATGCTCGCGGTGGGCGATTACGTCGAGCTGGTGGCCGTGCAGAACTCCGGCGCGGCGCTGAACACCGGCACGGGCGGCGGCCGACCGTCGATGAACGTCACCTACAAGCGACCCGTCTGACCTGCTCCGCACGCCCCGGCGCCGGTCTGGCCCCGGGGCTTCACCATGTCTGGAGTCCCGCATGGCCGATCCACTGTCCGCCTCCGTCGTCCTGCGCGTGCTGAAGCGCGAAGGCTGCACGGTCGTCGAGCACGACGGATGGCGTACGCACAACCGCAACGGGCGCGGGCCGTGGGGCCCGGTGCACGGCGTGATGCTCCACCACACCGCCAGCGGTGACGGCCAGGGCATCATCGACGTCTGCCGCCGCGGCCGGCCCGACCTGCCGGGCCCGCTGTGCCACGGCGTCATCGACAAGCGCGGCCGCGTCCACCTCATCGGCCACGGCCGTACGAACCACGCCGGCCTGGGCGACGACGATGTGCTGCGCGCGGTCATCGCCGAGCGCTCCCTGCCCGACGAGAACGAGCTGAACACGGATGGGAACGCGAGGTTCTACGGGTTCGAGTGCGTCAACCGCGGCGATGGCGACGACCCGTGGCCCGACGTCCAGTTGGACGCGATCGAGCGCGCGGCCGCGGCGTTGTGCCGGGCGCACGGCTGGGGGGCGCGCTCGGTGCTCGGGCACGCGGAGTGGAGCCCGCAGAAGATCGACCCGCGCGGGTTCAGCATGGGCGGCATGCGGGGGCGGATCGGCGACCGGCTAGGTGACAAGGCACCACGGCCGGCCCTGCCGAAGCCCACGCTGCCCGTGGTTGACCTGTCCCGGCTGCGGACCGCGGCCAAGACCGACCCGCCGAAGAAGGGCACGCCCACGTCGTACGGCAGCGGCGTGCGGACTGTCGAGGCGGCGCTCGTCGACGCCGGTCTACTGCGCAAGGCGCACCTCGACGGCCACTTCGGTACCTCCACCGTCGCCGCCTACGCGGCGTGGCAGCGGCGCTGCGGCTACTCCGGCCCGGACGCCGACGGCATCCCCGGCAGGGCAACGCTGGCCCGTCTCGGCGACGCCGCGGGCTTCCGAGTCGTGGCCTGATCTCCGTCCGAACCTCTACTCGCAGAACGGATCACCTATGGACGTAAATCTCGATGCCGCGTACTGGCTCGGCCTCGTCATCTCCGTCGTACTGCCCGTGCTCGTCGGACTCGTCACCACCCGCGTGACGCATGCTGGCGTGAAGGCCGTCCTCCTGCTCTTCCTCAGCACCCTGAACGGCTTCCTCGTCGAGCTGGCGAGTCCCGGGCCCGACTTCGAGCCGGCGACCGCCGCCGTGCTCGCGCTCGTGAGCTTCGCGACCGGGGTGCTCACGCACTTCGGACTGTGGAAGCCCACCGGGGTCACCGCGGCGGCGCAGGACACCCTCGTCAAGGACGCGCCTCGCGGCGCCTGACGGCCGGTACGCGCGTTCGGGAGGTGGCATGGACGCCGCCATGGTCACGGCCGTAGCCGCTCTACTCGGCTCGCCTGTGGCCGCGGCGGCGGCCGTGTACGGCTCCCGGGCCGCGGCCAGGGCCCAGCGGGAGGGCGGCATCATCGGCGGATACGACAGCCTCACCGGCCGGTTGACCGCAGAGCGGGACAAGGCCGAGCGGGACCAGGCCGCGGCCGAGGCGCGCGCCTCCGCGGCCGAGGCGAAGGTCCACGCACTTGAAGCGGAAGTCGAGCGCCTGCGGACGCAGGTCGTGCAGCTCGGGGGGACGCTGTGACGCGCACAGAGCACGTCTTCGCCCGCCGCCGGCACGTGCTGTGGCTCGTCGCCGGGCTGCTGTTCCTCGGCGGCGTCGTCGGCGTGGTGTGGGTGCAGACGCAGAGCGAGGCTTCGCGGGCAACGGCGCGGGCGGACAAGCTCGCTGCCGAGGCCGCGCGGCTGGCCGACGAGGCGGACCGGCGCGGTGAGGCGGTCAGCACGCTGGCGACGGACGTACGGCAACTGCGCGCTCAGGTACAGGGGTCGGGGGAGCAGCCGGTCGCGCCGGATCCGGCCGAGGCGGTATCCGGACTGCCGGACCGTGCCGAGGTGCCGGTGCCGATCCCGGGGCCGCGCGGCCCCCGCGGGCCGGCGGGTCGGCCGGCGCCGACGATCACGCCGAGTCCCGGTGCGCCCGGGGCCGCCGGCCAGCCAGGGAAGGACTCGACGGTGCCGGGGCCGCCGGGTGAGCCGGGCGCGGATTCGACGGTGCCGGGGCCGCCGGGCCCGCAGGGAGCGGAGGGCCCTCGAGGCCCGCAGGGAGAACAAGGGCCGCGCGGTGAGCCCGGCGTGGAAGGGCCCCCCGGCCCGGCGTGCCCGGACGGCTACACCCTCCAGCCGCCCGCTTGGGATCCGGACGCGCTCATGTGCCGCCGCAGCGATGCCCCGGCGCCGTCGGACGGCTCCGGTGCGCCCGCCGCGCTGTCCATGGGCCTCGACCCGAACCGCCGCCAGTACCTGTGAACTATCGAGCCCCGGCCGCCCGAAGGCGGCCGAGGCTTCTGCACGTGCCGCTGCGCCGGCGTGGGCTGAGCGGCTCTCCCCGAAAGGGTGACGCCCGGCGCGGCGAGGGGGGCGGGGCTGGTGCTGGCGCTATCCAAGGCTC